CTAAAATGCTGCAACCGCTCTCACCATGCCACTGCCGTACTTGTCGTTGTTGCCGTAGAAGCTGCCATTACTAAAGTACACGATCCAGCTGCCGGTCTGACTGTACTCACTACTACTCCAGTACCAAGAATTAGAAAAATCATTCAAAATACCAGCATTTATTGCTTTTTGGAATATCGCACCTATTTTATCGTCATCATAATTCATTCCCTGCCTAGCGTGCCAATACATACGCATAAGCTCACCGACAGATGGTAAGTACCAATTATGATATTTAAATTTATCAGCTAATTCTTCACCAGCTTTCACTGTAGGTTGATAAGCGTAGCATTTGCTGGCAGCCGGATAATAGAATTGTTGATATTTACTAAGATTCTCATTATTAGCAATTACGTCATTTATATATTGAGTCAACACTGCTTGCTCGGTATATAAATCTGTTGCTTCTGGTACTGGTAAGTTTACTCCAGAATCTTCAAGAATTTTATTTCTATGTTGGATTATTTTTAAAGTTTTCGCTAATCCAATTGGGACTTCATCCCCCTTTTTATAAGCACCTGATAAAATGGCTAAATCCGCAGCCAATTCCTCTTTTCCTGTATTAGTTGTACCTGAAGCAGCAATACCATCCCCAACAGCAACTGTTTTAACATCTGAATTTACAAACCCGTCAATAGTATTTTCATCTACATAGTTATCATATCTTATGTAGTTAGAAGAAGTATGACCTTGGTCGTCATATTCTGTAGGTTGTAAACCGGTCTGTGTAATATTAGCAATTGATCCTATATCATATACACTATAATTAACATCATCTTGTAATTCAATAGGATAAATTGCATATTGTTTGTTCCACTCTTCCGTTTGGCCTGTATTTTGAGGATAAAGCCCCCATACGATACCTGAATTTTCAAGATTTGATAATGCTACCATACGTCTATCATTGGCATCTGTTGGATTTATGTAAAAACAAACTCCAACTATGGTCTTTCCAGAAGTGGTGGGGCCATAAGTTCCATCATAAAACACATAATCTCCAAGATGAGCACGTCTAGGGTATAAACCAATATCCCATGATGCTTCAAGCACTTCACCATTTGTTTTTGTAACATAACATCTTAAAGTCGCTTGTGGAGCTAAAGTATCTTCATCTCCTAATTGAGAAACATTGATAACGCAATAATCTTTTGACGTATTGACTATTTTTGAATACAAATTAGTGTCTAATGACCAGCGAATGCTAACTACATCATTTCCATTAGCAGTATTCGGCTTACAATAAAAAGTATGTTCACCTGTAGAATAGATGTATTGGCTTCCTTTGATTTCTATAGCTGCAATAGGAGTTGAGTAGTAAGTAATATGAAGATTATTATTTTCATCATCTACATTTCCCCAATGATACAACCAGTCAATTTTATTATTAAAATTAGGTCGGTTGGTAGTATTGTTTATTACTGCTATTTTTCCAGATACATTACTGTCTGTAATAGAAGCCAAATAGTTAATCATATAAAGAGAGACCTCGGTCCAGTTTATACTGGCTAACTTTAAATAATTCAACGGCGCGTTGCCTGTAAAGCATAAATTAAATATGGTACGCGAATCTGCAATCCCTGCGCCAATTGATAAACTTTGCATTCGGTCAGCTCCTTCCAATGTGATGGTTTTCAAATTAGGCTGTTGATCTAAAGACAAGGATGTTAAAGTTCCAGGAAGATGAACTTCTTCTAAATATTCGGTAGCTGGAAGAACAACGGAAGATAACATTGTTCCTACTAAGTTCAACATTCTAAGTTTAAGCAAAATGGATAAATCTAAACCACCTACTAAGCTAGCAACACGTTTCAATACTAGTTCTTGTAATAAAGGGGCGGTAATAGTCATACTGGTAGGGCGGAATTCAACTACATCTTTTCCATCCACATGAAAGGCTGTTAGGCGAGCACCGCTTAAATTAAATGTTTCCCCTAAACTTTTGTCTGTAAAGTCACCAATGGAACGCATATAATCAATACCGTTTAAGAAGATATTAGTATTGCCGTCTGAAGTTCCAACATTGACATCGTATGTTTCTCCAGCTTTAATACGTGGAGACAATGCGTTACCGACCCCATAAGATAGTGTCGAACCTATGGCGAATGAGGGGTACATCCAAATATGTGGTATAATAGAAAATTTAAATTGTGGGCGTGTACCATCTGTTTTTATTATAGACCGGAAGTTTAATGAACCTGCTGATCCTTCACCGTCACGTCTTCCAAAGTCTCCAAAAGCTGCATAAGAAGATATGTAGGTAAGTCTACGTGCAACCCATTGCATTTCTGCTTGTAATCCATCTCCTAAACTTTGTGTTATGGGGTCTGTACCATTTGTATATTTATTTTCCGGGTCTGAACTCACATAGGCGGTTCTAGCACGTTCATATACAAGACGAGCCACTTCATTGTAAGCAACGGCTGGGAAATAACGTTGTACGTAAAAATAATATTTTTCCATACAGCCCATTAAAGTTCCATCATCACTTAATTTAAGCATTGCTTGTAATATAGAGCGCATATTGGTGCGCAATTCATCTGGAAAGGCATTCTCCATTTGATTAAACAGTGCATTGCCTTCACTATTCCAATAAAAACCTCCATCATTGTTTTTATCATGTTCTTCTACATAGTAGGGTTTTTCTCTTTGCCCTACATTATTTACAGGAAATATTGTGTCCAAATCATCTTGATGCCAACCAATTAAATGAGTTTTTGGGTCAACATAAAAATATATATTCTTTCCTCTGTTATCACTGGCTGCAATTAACTTACAAAAATTCATAGCAAAGTGAGTTTCTGTAAGATTAAAATATTTTCCTGCATCAGCCTTGAACAATGCTATTCTAGCCATTTTGAACGATGAATTAATTGCATCCCAATCTGTACCGCTGGCAATATTCCCGCATTGTTCGTTGATATTTACAGTCGAATATCTTCCACTTTCAATCTTTTCAGTGCCTGCACCCACCCAAGTAGAAGTAATGAAATCATACCTGAATAAATCAAACTGTGCATTGTTACGCCCCGATTTAGTCAGCCAATAATGTTTGGAGGTATCAAGATTTTCTGCTGCATTTAAATCTTCGATGGTACCGTTGAAATAATCTATATTATCATAATGTTTAAAGACAAAGTTAAATCCACTTTTGATAGGGGCGATCTTATTGGTATCTCCAAAGACCAAACTCATTTGCTTTTCGCCGTTATACATCCAATCTTCTTCACCTTCTAAAGTAACATCTTCATCAATCCAAGGTACGCGGCACATCACCAAAGCACGGTCATTATCAGCTCCTTCCAGACATACATAATCTGGAAATTTTGTTTTGTCGTATCCGAATGTCGGTTTGTCTCCCTTACCTGGCCCAAAAGTCATAAAAGATTTAAATTGTGGTTCGGAATTTTCATCCTCTTGTACAAAGAACAAAAACGGTTTTTGAAGTACAGCTACACGACAATTTTCAAAACCTTCTGTATTAGTAATGGAATTACCTCCACATACAGCTTTAAATAAATCATTAAATAGAGCTGTAGAACCTATTTTATGACTTTGTGCTGAACTTGCAAAATTTACTTTCCCTACCAATTTGAGTGCTCCAGGTACATCGTTGGTTAACTGATAACATTTACCACGATTTACTCCATTCTCATCAACCCAATATCCATCTTCATTGAAGCCCCATTGTCCATTCCACCAAAAATACAACATAGACGATGTTCCTTGTCCTTTCTCATTCATGTCATACAGCGTACCACTATTCTCTGGTTTTCCAGGAATATGGATAATTAAGGTACCATTGAATTTATCCTTTTTGGTATTTCCATAAGTGGCATATTTCCCTTTCCAAAGGATAACGTTGTATTTTTCATAAGCAAGATCGTAGCTGATAGTATTACCATTAAGAATACTATTAGAATCGCGAAATGCTATTTTTTCTTCACTATTATCTAAGGATGCCATATAGTTTTGGCGCACATCATTAGCTGTGAGTGCTTTCTTATATACCTTAATGCTGTAAATGTCAATGTCGGCTCCAGAACTACCAATACGGATACCTTGTGATGTCTGTTTTCCATCTACATATTGTACGAAAGTGTCGTCTGTTGCATAGTTTATTTCACGGTTAATAATTCCATTTAAGAAAATGCGGCAATAGTTTTGTCCGGTGCTAGATAAGTTATACAATAAATTAACCGCGATTTTAGTACGTACACCTTCATTGTAGCCGACATCTTGATTTTTACGGGTTACTTTAGATTGGGTCATGAAACAGGCATCAATAGGTTTCATTTCCCAACCTAGCGGATTATTATCTTTTGTGTAAGAACACATGCGTAATATCGGTTCGTCTTCGTTGGTTACATTGCGAATAGCATAGTCTATTTCAAATGTAAGAGAACCTGTTTTTTGAGCTTGGATAAAGTCGGAGAACGTCTCATAATCAATTGCTATGTTTCTTCCACTAGGAACACGCAAACATTTGATCCCATTATCGTCTTCAACCCAACCATCACTAATAAAACCAAAATTTTCAAAGGTCGCAGGAACATTCTCGCCTGAAACTGTATTAATAATAGTATCTGGGTGGGTTTCTGTATTACTACGTAGTTTTGGATTGATAATTAAATCGGCACCATCAGTCGGGGCAAAATTTTGGGAGTTATCTACATTAAAACTAATACGATCACGCAAATATTTTTCTCCAGTGCTAAATAACATATAAGCACTGAAATTCGTTTCTTTGCTTTCGATTTCTATCATATTGCCAAATGTGTAAACTACACCATTTTGGACTTGCTGTTCTGTGTAAGACAGATAGTTTTCAATCTCTTGAATGTCTGTTAATTTGAAAGTGACAGGTAATACATCTGAACCTGGATTATATATTGCCCATTGGAAAAATTGAACAGATGTCCAGTTTACAAGAGACTTGACTATCTTGTTCAACATGATATATGGAGTTTTATTGTCAGGATCTGAAACTACCATAACCTGTGAAACAATGTGTTCACTTTCCACATCTGTACCGTCTACAGATAACCAAGCCTCAATTTCATGTACTCCATGAGACATAACTTTAACAGAATCCCCTTCAGTGTCAGTTACGTCAAACTGGTTTGGAGTTTCTGTGTACTCAACTTTACCAACAGCATATTGAACAGAACGTACACCGCCTTCACCACTGATTTTTAAATTTAGTGTTTTGGCTACAGCACCAGTATATGTATATAATAAAGACATAGCAGCACCAGTAATAGGCTGCTGCCACTCATTTCGGAACGTAAGTTTCAATTCTGTTTTTGTAATACTTTGGAACACTACATAAGTTGTGGTGCTTTGTGTTTGGTCTCCGGTTACAATGATACGTAATTGACAGGTTCCGCTGTTAAGTAATCCACTAATATCTACATCTGTATAAGTATCACTGTCAGCTTCTACACTTTTAATTGCCATTGTGCCAATTGTACGCCATGAATCAGAAGCGGAAGAACGCCTTTGGATGGTCATCGTGCCATCTTCATAGGTATTTGCATATTTCCCAGTAACAGGATTGTATGTTTGGGAAGTAAAACGCATTTTTAGAACTACACTACCATCAATACTTACATAATTTGTTTGATTACTGGCCGTAGTTAATTCTACAATATTCATTACACCCTGTTCGTCACTAATAGGGATAGTAACATCAAGCAATTTTAGTGCTTGATTCTCATCAGGGTCAGCAAGCCATTCATTGTAGGTGTTTTTATTAGCAAATGCTCGAATATGATAAAACCCGTCCGAATCTTTTGTCATAGGAGGAATATGACCAATTTTATTGTTTTCATGGTCTTGCAAATAGCTCTTTATAAACTTTTGCACAGCCTCCCCAGAGTAGGGGAGAAGATTCGTTTCATCAGGTGCTGCGGGGATGGTATTGTTTTTATTGCCACCCCAGTCCTCTGTAAATTTACCAGCAGGAATTTCGTCAGTTCTGAATTTCTTAGCCATAATTAATTATTTTTTTGTAAAGCGTAATTTAAAAATTTGTTAGTTTTTCCAGCCTTCGTCATTTTTCCAGGGAGATGTGTTAATCCAGAAACCGGACCCAAAACAAGAGCGTATAGATTGCCAAACTAATTTTGCTCCTATGTAAACTGCGGTAACTATTTTGTTACCAACCCTTATTTGACTGACATCTTTGCCATTTATTTGTATCATTCTTCGAGTATGAAATAAACGGTATTTTCTTCTTTGGATTCAATTTGTTCAAATGCCTCTTCATTTTCAATTACATCAAATGAAAGATTACCTACTTGTTTTTTCATAGTAAAAGTGTCATTTGAGTTGTTGTTTACGGCATTTATCAATTGATTAAATTCGTGCGCCGTTAAACGTCCACGATTATCAGTTCCATTGTTCTCTTGCTTATTATTGAAATTAAGCAGGTTAGGGGATTGCTCTTGTTCTGCCGCCATAATTAAAATATTAAAGGGAATTCATACGGGAACATGTTACCGTTTAGGAGTTCACACATAAAACAGTCTTGTCCTGATATTCCATAATTTAATGTGATACTTGGTTTTGATCTATCAATTTCTTGTTGTACTATATTGCCTTCATTATCTCTTTGTTCTTTCCACCAATCAATCACTTCATTTTCCATATCAGGAAGATGATACCTGGTCCACTTGAATATGTAGTTTTTAGCTACATAATCCGGATCAACTAGTTTACCTTGATAATAGACGTTAGCGGTTAAAACAGTTTGACAACTATTGTTTTTATATGATACTCCTTGACTGGAAGTAATTTCAAGTGAATAGCCCACTATATATTGTTTCCGTATTGTGAATGTAGCGGAATACTCTTCGTTATTAAACTTCACGATACAACGAATTGTTAGCGAGTTACCATTATCCCAATAAGGTTCAAAAGGCCATATTGTTAATGTCTTTCCATTTTCTCCTTCAAATGGTATATAATCATATCCTTGCAAATAATACCATTGACGTTGACTGGAAGTGGACTGTATATTCTCTTCTTCCAACGTTAAAGTAATATCTGCTGGGTTAGTAACAGGGTCGGCTCCTGTTAAGTCTCCTAAAAGAGTAAAGGTATCAGTTCCAACAATACGAATAGACTTACTAACTAATTCGTCTTTTACAGATTGGTCAAGGTTATCCCAAGTCATTGTCACATTTTTGCCAAATGTTACATCGCCATTTTTATTCCATTTAATATTTTTATTGGCAAAATGACCAGAGCCATCTGTTTTGATTAATACTGAATTACTACGAGTACCGATACTTCCTTCTCCGTCAAAATTTAATTGAAGTAATGGATTCTGGATGGTTCCACCAATTCCACCACGATTAAACCAAGCTCCATAATCCTCTGTGTAATTAAGTATAGTGTCAGTAGGTTGGTACTGTGTGACCAGTTCTCCTGCCTCTAATTGTGGCGAAGAAAAATAAAATATTGATTCTCCTGCATTATCAGAGGTATCAAAAGTTGGGGCAATGGATAAAACCAATGCTTCTTCTGCCTGTTTCGGAGTTTGCAGTTCAAATGTTACCTTTTTACGAGACCATATATTTGTGTCGGCAATAGGTATTTGAACGGTTCCTATTGCCTTGTCATTTTGTAAAATAGATAATTGACATGCCTGCCCCGCATATATCCAAAAAGAGAATGTGTATTTTTTACCAATATGTTGTGTAAGCCATTCTTCGGATTGGGCTATCATGTTTATAATTTTAGAGGTACTATACACATTGCCGATTCCAGTTGGGTTTTCTATTTGAGTATCAATAGTAATTGCAGATGTAAAATTGACATCTAAAGAATTGACGAATACATTCCTATGGATTTTTCCGGCATAAAAGGTTGCAGCAAAACCATTTTCATCACCGGCAGTTAATGTTCCAGAAATATGAGCAGATTTTGAAGCAAAAAGTTTCTGTAAATAACCTCCATATCCTTCTAATTGACCAAATACCGGATCTGTTATTCCATTCAATTTACCGACACGTATTTTACTGGCATCTCCGAAGTTAGAAACACTAGACAGTAAGATGATATTGAAATCCGACACCCAAACTTCATCTGAAGGAGACAGCGCGCTTAAATCTAGTTTTACTGTTCGCAAATAACGTCCGGAATAATCGACGGTTATTGTGTGCAACTTATATTGCCAATCTGTTGTAATAGAAGTAGTTTCTTCTCCATCAGTTCTTGTTCCATCTTGGTATTCTAATGAAACTTTACAATTGACAGCTTTATTGGCTTTAATTTTATATGAAATAAGAACGCGGTTGGGGTTTTGAACATATTTGTAGAAATCTTGTTGCAGACCAACGAAACCGTAATATATAGTATCATTTCTTTTAAAATGGCAAATGCGATTGTTGTCCGCTTCTGATAATATGTAATCAGTGGTTACTGCTTCTGTTCCTCGTACTATATATTGTGATTCGGAATCTTCATAATCAGGAGTTGCAATATTTGAAGGCCAACATAAACTCTCATTACGCCCAATACCGTCAATTACATCCATATATGGAGCATTATCGTCAGAACCAGTCAAATATATGGCTCCAGATCTATTTGTATCAAACAGATTGGTAATCCTAGCAAAGTCTAAAATTTCTTCAGTTTTTGGTACATCTCCCTCTAATAGTGCTCCGATGAAATACTGTTTTTCGACAATATCATTTGTATTAGAATCTACAGTTTTATCTATTCCATAATCCAATACACACATTAACGAATAAACAAGATTCTTTCCATCAAAATATTGTCTTCTAATTATATCCCCAGTCCGCAATCCTTGTGTCTTTTTAGAATCAGACTGGAGAGAAATTTTATATTTTTTGTATTTATATACAGACATTATGATATTTCTTCTACTAAGTCACCGGAACAGGCATCACTGACCCACCATGACCCGTTAGTTACTGATTGTTTCTGTACTTCCAATTCATATATCCTCATTTTTTTACGAATTGTCAGATCATCAAATGTCGCAGTTATATTGCCGGTCAATTTATTCTGAATGATTCCCCAGCCGTTTCCGGCAAAACCACTGGAAAAAGTAACAGAACCTATGTCGTTGACAAAAAAGGCGTTACCATAGTGCTTAACTCCATTATCTAAAGCCAACCAATAGATTGAATCATCAAAGAATAGCTCATTAGGGAGGAGACGGGTTTTAGAATCTGCTATTCCAATTGATTTTTTTCCTTCAATGGGCTTATCAAATACAAAAAAATCAGCATCTGTAGAAAACATTAAGCTGGATGATTTACGATTTAATGGGGCATATAAGCTTAACGATTCTATATAGCCAAATGACGATTTTATGGTTTCAGATATTACTACAGTATCATCATCAGCTACTTTATTATATTTAAATGGAGCTTCAAAAAATACGCTATCGCCATCACTAAAAAAGCCTGGTCCATCTTCTGATTTTAATCTAATATAACGCCTGAATATTACACCAGAATCTTCAGACGATTTTTTATATGTTTCAATTAATATATTCCCTAAATTATGCCCTGCCTTAAATGATTCTGGAAAATATGCAGAACCAAATTTTGAAATCATTTCATATTCACCATCATCATCATAGATACTAGTTTGCAGGTTAATTTGTTTGGTGTTATCGTCCCCTAGATTTAATATTTTATTAGATGCAGAAAATGAAATGACATTGTTATTCTTGACATGAATAATGTAATTGCCATCGAATTGTATGCCTCCTGTTACAATATTTAAATCCCCAGTCAATTGAGCCAATCGTTTAGCGGAAATAGCCAATACACTTGTATTATCAAATCCTAGATCTACACCATGTAAGGCGGTAATGCCAGATTGGAACGTGCTTGTGCCTTTTACAGACAGGTTTCCAGTAACTGTTCCATCTTTCATGGTCCAGTTCACATCTTCTTTATTTGAGTTCCCAGAATGATAAAACTCGTTTCCTTGATAGCTTATGCCATCATTGGATATTTCTAAATCTCCCAGTTTAATATATCCACTACAAATAACGTTACCATTTAACGTAATTAAATCATTATCATAACTTATAACATTCTGACCGTTAATATATAGTCCATGTGCAGGGAGATGCAGTTCACCGTTAATAGAAACAATATTTTTTCGGTCTTGTGGGTTATTTTCGGACGTTTGGTAAACATCTATTATTGTTATTCCATTGTCTCCGGCTGTAAAACCATACAATGCCTTTAATAAACCGGTCATAGAGTCACCATTTATAGAAACAAACCCGCCAATGCTACTTCCGCCTCCTTCTTCACTACTTAAACTGCTTATAATAGTATTTGCTAATAGATATGCAGAATTCTTCCTGGTTATATTCTCATATTCATGTATTTCAAGATTGATTTTTTCTTCATTCACGACATAACCATCCACATAATCCGAACCTGTAAAATCTGGAAGGGTTTCATGTGAAGCTTGTTCCATCCCTGTTAAGAGTCGGTTGTACATTGTTTCCAATGCACTACCTTTCTTAATTTGCGATATACCTTCATTTAACTTTGCCATTATTTTGCCACTTTTACAGTTTTTGATAAAAATCCTGATATAGATGCTTTATAAGAATTGACTTTTGCTTGAAGAGATACGAATTTTGCCAGATTAGCTGGAGGTTGAGGTCCCATCATGGTTGGAGTCATCATTTGAGATAATGCTCCTAGCCAGTCAACCAATAAAGTTGCTAATTGATTTCCAAGTACTGCTGGTTCATTGGCACTGCCGCTACCCAAATACACTCCATCTTCTTTGATTATAATTTCTTTTGCATTATATTTTGCCAAAATCTGTTGGGCATCAAGAAGTATTTGACTTTTATCATGCTGGGATAAAATATCATCAGCAGTTATTTTAAATATACTTTTATCGGTTTCGCCTTCTCCCTTTGCGGCTTCCGACAATATCGAAACAGGGGTATAAGTCGTATGAGCATGAACACCAGTCTTTTCCAATTCATCTACGTCTGGAGCATCCTCTGAATCTTCCCATTCTTTCGTTTCTGTTGCTCCAATAATTACTTTGTTATGCGCATCTATTTGTATTGTATCCGCATGAGAGTATTGAATAACATATTCGCGTAATGTTTCAGGGTCTGTTGTTATTACGACATCCGAATAAAGATAGGGGATAACCACTAAACCATTTTCATTATTTTGAATAGCTGAAAGATATACGCCTTCATGTAAACCAACTGGAAGCCCGTCATCAATAGCCTGTTTGTCTGTAAGTGTATGGGTATATTCCTGTACATCTACGGTTCCACACAGCTCTCCATCTGTATGTATTTTAACAACAAAACCAGATATTTTGGCTGTGTTTTTTATAACGTTGTTTCGCGGATTTACCAATTTATGAAATGCAATTTGTCGTATAGCATCATAAATAGCACTATTTGCGCTTAAATCGCTTGTAATTTTATCTGCCATAATTTATTCTTTTTCTGGTTTGGCAATACAGTAGGGGAGTTTTAAAGTTTGCCTGAAACCGTTAACACCAAATTTTGTATTGATTTCTTCAATAAGATACCAACCTTGTTTTTCAGGTTCGCGTTTATCAAGTAAAACTACTTTCATTCCAGATTCCAAATGCCTCATGCCTAAATTTGTTCTGTGTAAATCTCCGAAGATGGTAATACTACCCTCAACGCCATTTCTATTATATCCTTCAAAAAAGGCTTCGGCTTCTTTTATTAGTTCATCCTCGCTAATACCAATTTTGGATGAGACGTATGGAATTACATTGTAGGCACTTAGGTTTACTCTATCCTTAGTCTTTGATTTGGGGATAGCTCCTAATTTTAGGGATTTCTTGCTAAGTTTTGTTTCATTCAAGATTTGGAATTTCTTATGTTCTGTATCATTTTGTCCAGTCCATTCTGGGTTTAAACGAACTGTTACATTATACTTGATTTGTTTGTTACCCTCAAATTTGAATCCTTCAGCGGAGACCGCTAAATATCGGGGATCACAATTCATCAAAGTTAAATTATCTTGGGCTACATGATAATCAAATTGTATTTGAGGAGTATCAGAACTCCCATCTGTATTTAAAATAGAACTGGCAACATTTCCTGATAAATAGGTATGCCCGACCATAACATAAGGAGTTCCATCTGTATCTTTTCTAATAAAGCTATACAGTCCGTATTTATTCCATTCTGTTAATACATCCGCAACTGTCAAATCTTCTGTTAACTGAATCTTTCCAATATTAATATCTCTTTCTGCTGTTTTGGGATGCAATTTTAACCCTGTTCCTTTTAATAAATCGTATTTTCCTCCCTCTTTCAACAAATCGTTTACTGTAACAATCATTGGGCCTAATTTAACGACATTTTTTCGCTTTAACCCACTTGCCAAATTCTCGCATTTGATTTCAATAGGTGTGTTTACACTGCATTTTACGATATAACCGTCAAAATCGGGAACGTTCTTGACAAATGCTTCTTTCTCCATTGTTTGAAGTCTCTCGGTTGCATTTTTGAAAACCTTTCCTCTATCTTTATAATAGCCTAGATATATCCGGATACGTTGTCCTACCTTAAAATCAGTCGGCTGGGCTGTCGAATATCCTTTTCGCTTTTCTATAACTGTACCGTCTATTAAACGCTCTGTATAAACAGTAGTTGCACCTTCTTTGTCTATGTTTTCGGAAGTTATAGTGCGTTTAATTACAGTTCCTCTAGGGAATCTGACAGAAGCCGAATTGATTAGTTTCTTATAAGTATCGTTTATCTCAATACTTTCACATTCCCGAATAACGAGGCATTTATTTTCATCTGGATCGTTAATCTCTATAACGTCACTATTAGCTTCCCATATTAGGATTTTACAGCACAATATATCAAGGCATTCTTTGCCATCTATAATTATTGCTTCTGGAAGTTTCATACTTAAATGGTGTTAGAGGTTAATGATTCAATCATTTGAGCAGCTTGATTAGCAGCAGATGCTTTAACTTTGTCAAGAAGAACTTTAGCCCAACCCTGTTTCTTCATTTGAGAGATTTCAAGGTTTGTTCCATTTATGGTATCTTGCACTACGTTAACTGCATCATCCGGTTCAACGGCAACACATGTGAAGCTGTATGGCTGAACGTTCTTAAAACCTTCATTTTGCCCCATATTGAAATCCTTTATTAGAATTTGTGTCACATTAAATTGCTGAAACATGAGGTTAAATACCTGAATAACTCCTTTATGTTGCATCAATGTTATAAACTTGGAAACTTCTGCATACGGATATACATCCGGATAATTGCTAACAATCTTTCCCGTTACAGTAAAATTTATATCGCCTCCAGAAATCAATTCTTTGCGTGAATAATCTCTTCCTTGTACTTTAGTTAATACAAGGTTGTTAGAACTTTGTACTTGTACTATAGCACCTAAGTCTAAGAAAACAGGTTCACCGGGCACTTTTACTTCCGTAGCAGTGTTAAGTAATGAACTGGCAGCAGCTTCATTACTCAATCCTTTAATTTTGTCCCAATAAGTATTGAATTGAACTGTTTGAACTTGTCCGCTTTCATTTTTTATCCAGAGAAGTAAACCTTCATTGGCAGGTTTGCCTTGATACTTTAATACAACTCCTTGTTTATTAAAGGTATCCTCATCTGCTTTCTGACCGTTCGTTATGATTTTCTGAAGCTCTTGACCTTGATTCTTCTGATAGGCTGCGGTAGCATTCTTTCTGTCCAACTGGCGTATATATTTGGGGTAAAGATCGTTGATGGTGGCAAAAGTCATCTGCATCATTGTTCTTTTGGCTGCATAAACAAATACGTTACTGTATCCTCGATTGGATATAAATTTCAATTGTCCATTTCTTTTTCTATAGTTAACTGCATAAAAGGCGGCATTCACACCGGTGTTTGCCAGCCCCTTACCAATATTTATCGTTAAATTAGAAAATGTAGAGCTTATAAAACTCATATTACATCATATTTGCATTAAAATCTTGAACTACATCTAACAAGGCGGTTGCTAATTCTTGTTTTACGTTTGTTATTGCCGCAACTTGTCTATCATCTGTCATATCAATTGTTTGATGATCCACGCGCATTAGATTTTCAATTCGTACTATCAGTTGTTTAGGAGCTGCATTATAATTATTATGACTCCTATATTGAGACTGGTCGGCTCCATTATGAAGGCTGGAAGCTAAATCTTGCTCTTTGTTACCGGTCGTAGGGTCCCACTTAAATGTATCCTTAGCATTTTTAGGGGTGTAAATTTTCCCACTTTTATCTACCCACTGTGGAGTAGCGTATGGAGCTATCGTTTTAGCTATATATTGTGCCCCATCAAAAATTGCTTTATCACCTTCTTTCTGTGGACCATAAAAACCACCTGTAGGAAGTTCGTACCCATTTTTAAGTATATTTTGGAAAGAAGATCTATTTATAAATGGGGCAAAAAGTGGTTTGTATTTAATATCAAGTTCATTGTAAAAGGCTAAAATATCATCAAATGTTTTTGTGATATGACCAGAAATTTCTTTAACATTAGACTTTTCAGGTAATCCAAATTTAGAAGGGTTATTGTAAATATCCTGTACATACTTCAACCATCCTTCGGTTCCAAATAGGCCAGCTTTAGTATCAAACAAAAGTCCGAAACGATTTTGTAATACAGTTTGGATCTTCATTGGATCAATAGTCTTCCCTGCATCGGCATCTTTTAGCACAGAAGCAAAATCATTCCATGTGTTTATTGTATTTTGCATAATTTGCATAAGGTGCCGGATATATGCTTGTGAACGATGTACATCACCTTCTGTCATCTCGTCATGGAATGTTTCTGTATCAATCCAGTCCCATTGAGAATCCCAACTATTCATCTTAGGTATAAAACGCTCTGCTGCATTATCTAATATTCTTGATAAATCTTCTGGACTATTAGCAGACACAGCATTATGCAAAAGATATTTGCTCAAAGCCATATTCTCTTTAGAGTTATGGTCTGCTAATTGAGCCAACATCATTTGGACGGCTACTTGTTCACTTATATCTCCGTTTCTTGCAAAAATATTAGTATTGGTTCCACTTAAAGTACGGCCATGTAACTCATACGCGTAATAATTTTCTCCGTTCAAACCTTTTTTGACAGTCTGTTTCATTCCCAGTGCACTGGACAATGACTGGAAGGCTTTATCTACACCTGTCCATTGGTCTGCGGCTTCTAATCGTTGTAGTAATTCCGGATCTCGACCTGCGGCTGTGTCAAAGAATTTGGTCTGGTCGTCTACACTTTGTTTTGGACCATTCTTTTCCATCCAGTAACGATGCCATAATTCGGCAGACTGGGCAATACGCTCGTTTTGGGTTAATAATTCATTATTGAAAATACGCATATTCCCAATCATTAAGGCATCTGGGTCGGACAGATTTAACTTGTCAATATTCAAATTACGATAGCTTTGTGCCCATGCTTCATTGGCTTGACGAGCAGCTTCTGTTATTTTATATGCGTCATAAATTTTATAACCTATATAAGTGATAGCTCCTGCTGCCATTATTCCCCAACCAATTGGATTAGTTAAGAAAAAACGTGCAATCCCTTTTATTGATCCCCATAATGTTGTATTGCCTATTTCTGTGAGGGTATTTATAGTCTTATTACTACTATTTGCTACAACATTACCGACTGTGTTTCCTCCAACAAACCATTGTTTAATTTTACTTCCACCATGTAGTAAACCTCCACCTAACGCATTGAAAATAGCCTGTCCCTTACTTAAATTATGGCGGCTTTTTTCTATATTATATATACGTACCATATAAGTAAGTGCGGTAAATAGCGGTTTTAAAAAGAATTTAGACAACCAATCTCCCATAAACAATCCACGAATCATTAATGTCGTACTCCATATACTTTGAACTACGCCTGCTGCAATTCCTAACGACATTTGGATTCTTATAAAATATTGAAGAACGGTCTTCCCCCAATTTGGTATCCAGTTCCAGACAGTCATAATGCCTTTAAACACATCAACAACAACATTCACAATTTTCAAGAACATGTCCATTGCATTTCTCAATGCAGTTGCAAATTCTGTGGATTTCATTAACTCAATCATGCGTTGCAGGAAGTCTCGGATTACTCCTTGCATTTGTTCAAACCCTTGCATTCCCGTTTCTGTAAATGCAGAAGTCATCTGATACCAAAGACCTTGTATAGTGTTTTTCTTTTCATCAGCTAGGTCGGATGCCAGGTTCATTGAATGCCGATTAAGTTCTGCGGTTTTTTGCACATCTTCTACATTATTTATCAAAGCTAATGCACCCGGAGCCGCGGTAACTCGGAACATCTTATTAATTAATGTTGTGAAGTCACCGGAACTCATGCTTTGTTGTTTTTTGTGCAAATCACTCAAAATATCAGTAAGATTCCGGAGATTGCCATTTTTATCTTTGGGACTAATACCTAGCATATTCCACGCTTCTTGCCCTTTCTTTGTAGGGTTCATCATGTTTAGCAACATCATGCGTAATGTTGTACCTGCATGGGAGCCTTTTAAACCGGCATTACCTAATACGCCCAAAGCCGCTGAAGCTGTTTCAAAATCTAACCCGGATTGATGAGCTACTGTACCTGCATACTTAAATGACTCAGCTAATTCTAACAATGTTGTATTTGTTTTTGTGAACGTCATTGTAAGAATGTCAGCTGTGTTATCCATTTGTTTTGCTGGGATTTCATAAGCGGTCATGATGTTTGTTACAACATCTGCTGTTTCTCCCAAGTCTGTATCACCTACAAGTGCAATATCTGATATAGGCCGGATGGCATGTTTTATTTGGTCTACATCATACCCTGCCATAGCTAAGAATTTTCCAGCTGATGCAACTTGTGGGGCTGTATATTTAGTCTCAACACCGACTTGCCGCATGAGTTGGTTCATTTCATTAAAACGCCCCTCAAATCCCACTTTTTTATCATGAGTCTGGAGGATATTTTTTGTCGTTTTAGCTATATTATCATAGGTAGAAGCATCTCTAAATACAGAAGTTACCCCAGACATTAAAGAGCTAAGCCCATAGGCAATTCCCATACCCTTAATCATTTCGCCTGCAACATTTGTTCCGGTATTTGCGTATGTCGGTCCTAATACTTGCCGAGTAGAAGGGTATAAATAGGTACTACGTCCTGCTCCAATCTGCTGTACTCTTGAAGCAGGAGTATTACTCTTAGTTATGCCACCAGCAACAGCTTTGGATGCTCCAGCTGCACTTGCCGTGATAGTTATTTTACTATTTGACTTAATCTGTTCAATTTTTTGTATTAGTCGATCAAGACTGTTTATAGCTTTGTCTACATTAGCTTTGGGTTTTATTTCCCTACCATTAATTGTATTAATGGCTTTATTCAACTTTTCTATGCTGGAAGCTGAATATGCAGGTTTGCCCATTACCCCATTTAGTGCAGTCTTTGCCTGTGATTTTATATTATTGAGTTTAGTTAAGACGCGTTCTAAACCAGCTTCAGCTGCACTTGTATTGATTTGTATGTTTATAGGTTTGGTCTTAATAGAGGCTAATGCTGAATTAACCTTGCCGATGCTTTTTGCAACAACGTCAAATCGTTTTGTTAATGCTTCCATTTCAGCTGTGGCCTGCTGAAATTTACGTATAGACTCTAAAGCTGGATTAGAGTTAACGTTTATCTGATAATTAACAATATAGTTTTCTGCCATCTTTTTGTATTTTGATTTTCTAAAGAATAGCGGTTTGATACCCTGAAAGATTGAAAAAGCCCCTTATCCGATAAAGGATAAAGGGCTACGTAGAAAAAACGAGTAATAAGACACTTTACGCAAGCATTCCAAGTGCACTTGCTTGTTGAGTTATGAGCATTTTGCTGTGGAGCCATACGGCATCTTCAGAAAGCATTGCAAATTCTTCATCGTTTAACTCATCAAGTTTTACGCTGGGAAAATAATGACGGATAAATATCAGTCTATGACGAATAAGTTGATCGTCTTTTACTTCCCAGCTTTTGATAAATTTACGAGTTTTCCTTTGCGCAACTCGATAATTTGAGCCAAATGTGGCATCAAGCCATAGATGAACAAGGAATCATCTTTAATCAGTTCTTTATCGCCATCGACAAAACAATCTTTTGCCAATTCTCTCATGGCACCGGCCTGATCCTTCTGGGAGAGGGACAAGTATTTACTGAATGCCGGGAAAGGTGGCTGTTTAAAATAACCGATATAATATGGCTTTTCGCCTTCATCTTCATCTCCTTCTACCAAAATCGGGAATACACGTTTTAGTTTGGGGTCCGAATCTTTCAGCTCTTTTACTTTCTTTTCGATCTCGGTCTGAATCTTTTCAGACAAGAGGATGTCTTCGTTTACATTTTCCATTATAATTATGATTATTGATGTTTATCCAAGAATAGAAGTTATAATGCTGGTAGGTTGTGTGTGAATGCAAATAAAATGTTAAATATATACTCTCTGCGTAATTTTTCTTTGATAGATCAAATAAATCTATTACTTTTACAACATATAAAAACAACGCTTTACTTTCTTGTAAGGAAATTAGCCACTTATGAGTGGCTTTTATTATTTTTATAAGAGATTTTGTTATATGAAACGAGCATTGAACATAGAAGAACAGATAAATAAACTCAAAGAACATGGTATGGTCTTTGAGGACGAAGAGAAAGCAAAGGAGATTTTGCTAGATGTGGGATATTATAGATTGGGATTCTATTCTTTTCCATTTGAAAAGACTTTCCCCAGTTTAAGGAATCGTAACCATAAACTGTGTGAAGGTACTTCTTTTAAGGAAATTGTGGATCTATATTATTTCGATTATGATTTGAGAAGGGTTCTATTGAACGCATTAAATAGAATAGAAGTCAATATTCGCACAACTATCACATATATTGTATCAAATCATTATAAAAATTCTCCTACATGGTTTGTAGACCCTGCAATTATGCTTTCGTCTTTTATCAATACATTTGATGATATGGTATATGCACAGATTTCTAAGAATCCGGTAATTCAGCGTCATCATAAAACTCACATAAATGACCGATATGCACCTGCGTGGAAGACATTGGAATTTATGACAATCGGCAATGTTTGCATGTTGTACAAAAGTTTGCGAGATAAAGGTGTTCAATTACAGATAGCAAACAAATACGGTTGTACAATAGGCATATTTAAGAATTATCTTGAAACAATTATGTTTATCAGAAACAAATGTGCGCATGGTAGTTGTTTATATAATATCACATTGCCATTGGGCGTAAAGGTGCGTCCAGCAAATATCGACAATCAATCTCGGCAATATGTTAGTGGCATTATTGGTGTTATTGATTACATACTTGGTAAAATATCAATAAATAGGCAAAAAGAACTTGAACAAGACATAAATCATTTGGTAAACTTCAAAAGAAGTGATAAAACAGACGAAATAATTAAAAATTGCTCAAAAATACACTTACTGAATTTTGTGGATTGGAGATAAAACGTTATTTTTGCAACGTAAAAAGTGCATATTTGGGTTTAGTCGCCAATTCTGCACTCTAAAACGGATAATAAAGGGGATGTGTTAACACATCCCCTTTTTCATTTAATCTATAATGCAAAAAGCGAGCCGTTTTCAACTCGCTTTTCAAAACAATATTATTATACTAGAAGTTATAACCAAGAACTAGTTCCTTCTCCTGTGATAATATCAAAAGGATTCAAATTGAATTCCTTTGTAATATTTGTATCATCCTGTTTACTTTCCATTCCGTCCTCGTTAAAGAGACATCCTTTCAATGTTACAGTTTCAGCAGTCCAGTCTTCACCGGCATAAGCATTGGTAAACGAGATGATTAAGTCAAATTCTCCCAAATCCATTAAAGAACCAGCCAATGCTCGGAGCTGGGAAACAGTGTTGTAATCCATTGTAATGGAGGCTGTGCAGGTTTTATTGCCAAACCCACGATTGATAGCATTTCCTCCAATACCGTAGTTATTTTCAACTTTACGAGTCTTGTTCCATTTGATTTCAGAAACTCCTTGCATGATGGTGGAATCTTCTGAAATATCCAACGCTGGTATGGAAATACGGATCATAGACCAGCTATACGCTACATTGTTAATTATTGCCATCTTGTTAATTATTTATTGGTTAATGCCAACCCTTCGATTACCTCAATACGAGAGGCTACACCTACCGGAACAAGTGAGTATTTAATGATCAGTGTATCATTCTTTAATACATTTTGATTTTTATCAATTGTTACAGAAAAACCTGAAATTTCTTCATTATTCTGCATGGTTGTAAGGATGTCAGAAACAATGTTTTGAAACATCGTAATCTTGGCGGAAGACAGGTATCCAGTGCTGGGGTCTACTTTCAACGGAGAGTTGACATAAGGCAATAATGCGTTGCGTACAGCACGTCTTGACTTATGGATTGTACGGTTTCTGGCAACTGTTCGGTAATCACCGTTTGAACATGTCTGGTCTTTAGAGAAGAAAACTCCGCTTTCCAAGCCAGAATATTTGCACAAGAAGACATATCCCTTGTCATCCAGATTATCCAATTGGATTTTATTCAGAGATGAGTACTTTAATGTACTGGTCAACTTGTTCTCACTATTTAAAGTAACGTCTCCAAATCCCATTTCAATATCCGGGAAATAACCAATTAAATTGAATTTATTTACCCATGCAAATGATTCTTGTACGCTTGCTGAAGCAATACATCCGAGTGCAGCTCCAATATTTCCTACAGGAGTAAGGTTGGAGTTAGCAAGCTGCATGGCCGATACATCTGCATCCAAGCCTTGTCCGAGCAATACACTGACAAACCGGGCATCAATCATACATGTAGGGATTTTACCCAGTTCTACTTTTTTTACAGATTCTTCAGCTGTTGCAATTACTGCGGAGTTAGCGCATAACAAGATTGATAAAGGAGCATTTTCATCGGCTAAAGATGCTGCTTTAGATTGCAAATCTGTTACCAGGTCAATACTATATGTTTCCGCTTCCGGGTCTGTTTGTTTCCACAACGATTGTTCAGTCCAAACTCCAAGTTGATTGATCATACCATGTGCTGCACGTTGCATTTGTTCTATAGCATTCCAATCAGTACTACAGTCTGCAAACATGATAAATAAACGCCCTGTGCTTCCCTGTATTCCAAAGAAATGATTGATATGATAATAAGGAATTCCAAATAGCAAATCCTTTTCAGTGTCACCAGAGTATGCGGTAATGCCAAGTTCTTTCAAATCATCCATAGAATTGATTTCAATAACATTACCTTGTAATTTGTCTTTTACGGCCAAACCAGCACCTTCTTCAAAGAATTTAGCTTGTTTGGAAATATCAAACAACAAGCCTGTGACTTTTTCAGTTGAGGTTGTAGAGCTTGTTCCAATGTTTCCATCGGTATCACTCATAAAAACGCCACCTAATGCCATATTTGTAAATTTTATTGTTTGTAATACGGATTTTGATAAAGAATAGCATCCTTTACCCAATTAGGTTGTGTATCCTCGGTAAACACACCGCCTTTAGAATCAATGTACAATGCAGGATAATTGGGATACTTCTGTAACAGTTCTTTTACAAATTCTGGAATATCGACTTTTTTCTCTGCTTTGTCCTTTTGGGGGGAGGGTTCTTTGAGCGTGGTTTCGTCAGGGGATTCAACAGTATCTTTCTCTTGTGTTTCTGATTCTGTATTTGAAACAACCGGTGTTTCTAAAGTAACTGTAGGATCTTGTGCTTGAATGTCTTCTGTGACCGGAGTTTCTGTATTCTTTTTTCTAGCCATAACTTAAATTAAAAAAGGGAATGGAGTACCGACTCCACTCCCTTGTGATAAACTATGATGAGATATTTAATTCAATTTGTTATTCTGCATTTTTGTAAGCGGTCCATGCTACGATTTCTGCCGGACGAACGATGTTTACGTCCATTTTCATTCGCATTTGGAAGAAATACAACTCGCTGTTAGCTTGCAGTCGTTCAACTTTTACTACTTCAGCGTCATTTGCATAGTCAACACCCATCCACAGGTTAGATTCCATGCCGGTAGTAAATTCTCCGAGTACGATAGTATGTTCTGGAATACCGACAATAGGTACAATACGCTTACCTTTAAAACGATACTCGTTAACCTTAGTGTTGTCAGAGTATTTCACTGTTTTGTCGCTTAGGTATTGATCATATAAATCCCAAATATCCCAGCCACATACAAATACCAGTCCTGCTTTTTTACGGATTTGTTTCGGGCATTTCTTCCACATAGCATTGAGAGCGGCTTCTACACTGGCACCTGTACTCAATTCTGTAGTACCGGCAATAATGACTTGTCCGCCAGCTTTCTCTACCTCTGTTGCGTTTGTTGCAGTATTCGCCAGGATACGTTTGATAGCACCGTCAAAGTATTTCATCGGACCGCCAGCGTTTTCACCTCCAATAGTTGTGCAACCTTCAGGAGCGGTGATTTTAGCGGCAGCTGAACCACCTTTTGCGGAGCACCAAATAGACTCGCCGATATATTCATTCTTTCGATCCATCAAAAGGCGCAACATTTTAGCTTGTACTTTGGGATCTAAGTCACGGAATACCAAATTGCCTTCCGGTTGGGCGAATTTGTAATATTTTTCGTAGTCTCTGGGGTTAAATTCAAGATACACCATGAATTCTTGTGGTTCCAGATAACGTTCTGTGAATGTGTATTGGTTCAATCCACCAGTGGTTCCTGCTCCTGCACCATGAGTCGAGTTTGGAGTGGGGACGTTATCTTGAATTACTTTTCCCAATTGGATAGTGGGGATGGTGTATTTGAACTGGATTCCAGATTTGATATGAATCAAACCTTCTTTGTATGTATCATTCCCTTGCGCGGTATATGTCAGGAGATCATTAAGGACCTCACCAGAATATGTGTTTTGCGCAAAATTTACTGAACTTGCCATGTTGTTTATGTTATTTTGTTTTAGTCAAGTGTTTTAAACTGGAAATCTGTTCCTACAACAGCTTCGACAGCCTTAGCCATTTTCTTTTCTGCCTCGGTCATCTGATTTTGTGCGTTATCAATGTTGGCAGGATCATTTGCGATTTCTGTAGAAATTTTGTCACGTTTGGGGATAGAGTTCAGTGTTGCCTGTACCATCTCAAAATCGTTTTGGGCCATTTCCACCCATTTAGGTTTTGCATCGGAATTAATTTTACCTTCAGCAATTGCATTGTCAACGAACTGTTCGATAGTTTCCTTACGTTTTGCTTCTTCAGCATCTTTGTAGCTTTTCAATTCGTTCTTGACATTTGTCAATTCGTTTTGAACATTGGTAAGTTGCGCATCCAATCCTTCTTTTTGAATTTTCAAAGCATTGTATGAAGCCTGAATTTCTGCTGCCTTGTTTTCCGCATTCTTCAATGCGTCAATTCGGGTAATAACAGCTGAAACTTCAGAGGTTTTCTCCAAACCAAGCTGGGCGCATACAGAACCAAATGCAAATTCTTGTTCTTTGTCCATTGTTTTTTGTGAATTTGAATTTTCTATTTGATTTTGATTAGGAATAGAACTGGAATCATCAAGTGGTTTAAAGTTGCCCAGTTCTGTATTGATAGAAGCCATGATTTTTTGAAGGGCATTTGCTTCCACTACTCCTTCAATTTGATTTTTTACTTTATTACAAACCTGTTTAGAGGTTTTTAAAACACATTCTGCTGATAATATACCGGCATTTACGGCAGACTTTGCATCAAAGTAAGTTCCATCACAACCTTCTTTACCATCCATGATTTCTCGAACCTTAGCTTTTGTCAAACCAAATCTTTTATGATATATGGTTTCAATCTGTTTCTGAAAAGCATTTACAATTTGTTCATTGTCTGGATTGCATGTGTTTTCGTCACGTATGAATGGGTTGTGGATCATTAAAATAGAATAGTCACGCATGTAAGAACGAGTTCCTGCCGCCCACAATACTGAAGCCATTGATGCTGCCAATCCTTCTACAATTGTTTCAACCTCAATGGGACATTGTTGTATAATGGAGAATGTTCCCATTCCGTACAGAACGCTTCCACCTTCACTATTAATGCTGATTACAATTTTCGAGGGTTTAACGTAATCCTGTATCCATAAAAATTCATCATTAAAATTACGTGTGCTCTCTTCGTCAATTTTGCCATAGAAGCGCATATATACCGGTTTTGCTTCTTGCGCTTCTCCAACTACATATTTTAATTCATCTACTTTCATTTGAGCTTTTTCACAAGAATAGGTGTCAGCTTCTTTAATGGTTGTAAGTTTATTATTCGACTTGATCGGTTGGAGGGTCAGTTGAAGGCGTTTCTACAGAAGGTTCATACTTTGCTACATCTTCGATTTTAGGTTCTTTGTGATTACCATGTGTATCTGAATCATGTTCTGGTGCATCAGAGTGGTTCGTGAATGGTGGCATAACTAAATACCTGTCTATCCATTTGCGATATTGGAAAGAAGATGATGTTCTAAACCATATCTCATAATCAATCCAATATGGCTGTAGCCCATGATCTAAAGATTCTGGCATATCAAAATAAGTAAGATTACAACGTTCATTTAATGCTTCTTCGTAATCTTTCGCATCTTGGATTGCATCGTTAATCTGTTGAAAAACGCGAAATCCATGCGTCTCAACAATATCGTCACTATTGTTTAAATCATTAAGCACAAATCTGATGCGCATAGTGGCACGCCCTTCTCCAATTCTTTGTTGGGCAACTAAATAACGTACATTTACAAACCGAATAAATGCCGCTGGGAAAGATACAGCATATTCTGTATTACCACGAGTACGGACAATACGTTCAAACTGTCCATTATCTATTTTTATAGTTTGGAATAGTTTGGGTGAATTATTATCGTTAGGGTCTGTGTGTAAGGACTCTAATACACGTTTTACAGCTAAATACACATCCTCTAAAGGATTGTTGTCTACTTCCTCCAGAGTGGTATTGTTATCATCGGAAAGGGTAGAGGTGTCTTTCGTAAATGTGTCCTTTAAGCTGTCCGGTAAATCTGTTTTATATTTTTCTACTATCATTTTGGAAAGCCATCAAAAATACGAATACTGTAAGATGTAATTTTATCAGCTACGGTTGTGGAATATCCTATAAATTGCCTTTGTTTAATATAAGATGCAGGAGAGCCGGGTTTGGCTATTTTCCCTCCTTCATTGTGTATTGCTGCGTAACAAAAGTTTCTTCCATATTGCCTATTGCTAAATTTGAACATGTCTGGATCTGTGAACAGTTTAACACCACGATTCTTATTAGAATGAAAGCGTTCCCATACAATTGAATGTTTTAATGCTCCTGTTTCTTCCAATATAGGATGTGGTTTGTGGTCACGTCTGGATTGCCAAGAAAAGGTTCCGGCTGAATTGAACCGCCGGAGATAAAAAGAGTCTCTAAATATTTTTTTTGCGGCATTACCTACCAATGTTTCAAAATTGAATACATTAACCTCAAATTTATTAGGTAACCTCAACCATTGTTGGGCTAATTGTTTGGGAGTTATTACTTTTCCAGCCATTTGTCCTTAATTTTATTAGCAATAGTGCGCAGTCTCTTTTTATACTTTTTAGGAATAATAAAGTATGAATGCGCATCACTAAATATTCGTCCCCCTTTTGCTACACTTTCTTTAAATACTGGATTAACAAAATCGGGCATCTCAATAATTTGCCCCATCACTTGTGATAATTTAGATTGATTGAGAACGTCTGCACTTTCTTCCACTAGAAAACAACGGCATCCATGTTCAATTGGGGGTATTAACCATGCAGGGAAAGATGCTTTACGGTAACTAGTTCCTTCTAATGCAAGGTGCCAAGGGCGGACTCTATTATCTCCCTGTGTCATGTATGTTAACACTGTATTATTGTTATACAAGATCCAACCAGCAGCAATTCCCATTGCATATTCAATATCTTCGTTTTCAATATTCGCGTATATGCTATTGTATTTGTGGAAAACATTTTCAGCTTCTGTCAGGTCTACTTCATTGGAACTATTAAAATTGTCTGGAAGGTTCTCCGACATCTGAAATTCTTCAGCTACTGCAAAATCGACAAGATTATCTAATGCAGCTACTAATATATTACGTTGCTCTTTTTCTAATTTGGTTAATCCATTATTGTGATTACGAAGTAATTCCAGTGCTTTTTCAAAGTCCATACCAAAACCTTTGATTGCATGATTAAATGCAAACTCCGCACGTAAGGCCATCATTTCTTCTAATAAATTCCAACGATCCTCTATATTGCCATAGTCTTGTAAAAATTTCTGAAAAACAGCATAGATAGCAAGGTATTCAGCATTCTCTTCATCTTTGTTTGATTTAGATTCTGCAAGGACGGAAGGAGAAGTGCTATCTTTTATTCTCCTTCCATTAGAAAATTTTCAACTTTACTTGAATCCCTTCGTTCACCACGTCTATGTCCATATCTTTTGTAATATTCTTCATCTGACATGATGCGTCTATCATTGGAGCTTCCATTTATACTCCCGCTATTACTTGCTATTTCTGATATGGCATTAAATTGTTTCCCTACAACAATACCGAATTCTTTTTCGATTTCATCTGCTGATACTTCATACTTGTCTGTAATAAAAGAATATAAGCTAATCTTATCTTTATTGCTCATTTCTACACGGTTGGCATATTTGAATTCTAACCCCGGTTTAATGTATCCCATAGATACTAATCTAGGAACGATCTCTTCATTCATTACATTTTCAATGAAACCGCGGTACATCTCTATGCGCTCCCGAAAAATATCTTGATGAGCATTTGTTGACCCGACATAAGATTGGGTTGCTCCAGCCATAGATTCAGAGCCAACTATTAAATTAGAGACTTCTGTATTGGCAAAATTTATTAAGCTAGTATATATATGCTCGGAATTTGACATTGTAAATGTCTTAATATCAATATCATCATTCAATCCTGTAACTATTATTTTATTCTGAGCCGCATTTGCAATATTTTGCGCTAATCGCTGTCGATCCTGAATACTTTCTGATTCGGTCTTACCATGTATGATAGGCTGACCATAAGTATGACTAAAATTAACATAATTAGCAAGAGTGAATTTTTTTGCAAGGATAGTTGGGGTTGTTGCAGAGAACAGCCCCAAATCCCCGTTATCAATAAGTATATAGTTTTTGGAGTATTGTGATGAAGCAATATCCCATCCAGGATTCCACTGACCTTGTCTTTGCACAACTCGTAGTTGACTTGCCAATACATTCCTCCGTTCAATAATATTTACTTCAGCTAGCTTTCCTGTTAAAGGATTAATATCAGGCATTATTTCCAATAAGGTGTAACCATACCATTTAGCTTCAACAATACCTTTTATGATTTTAGTGAATTGAGAACCCTGTATCTTTTTAGTTTCTTCTACATCCTTAATATATTTTCCTCGTTCATTCTGCTTCGCTAACATATATCGTTCACCTATAATCTGTGATTCTACAGTCTCTAATACAGCACGTAAATGAGCATCTTGCTCTACACACGCTTCGTATAAATCAATCAACGGACCGCGATCATCCAAAACAACCCCTCGTGTTACTTGGGATTGAATAGATTTATATCTACAATGACGGTCAATCTCCCTAACATATTCTTGAATAGTTTTTTTGCTGGTTTTAAATATGCTTTCTAAAGGAGTGCCGTGAAATGTTGTTTCTGCACTAATTACATTCATATTAAGAGTTTTTGAAAGAATAGATAGCGAGTCTAAAGTTGGTTTCTATATATATGATAGGGTAGGAATATATGTGTTATAATTTAAATTTTATAAATATCAGTGTTACAATTAAATAGCTATAAAATATATGTTAAATATATTGTTTTGTATTGTCAATACGATAAAATAAAATACCTTTGCGTCGATAATTTAATGTTTAACAAATAATACGTCATTAAAATGAGTAAAGATTTTAATTATTTTCGCATTAAGATGGCATACAAGGGCACAAATGATTTAGGTGCTATTGTTCCCATCAAATCAGAAGATCTGGTAATGGCTACATGCTATACCGAAGCAGAACAAATCGCTTATAAGCTAGCTGAAGGAAAAGATGAGTTTGGTGATGTGGATATAGAAATTGTCCGCACCAAAATTTCGGAAGTTGCTTATAACGATACATTTGCTACCGATACTGAACTTATTTGTGGGCTAATATCCTATTTTTTTGAAGAAAGTGAAGATACAGAGGTTGGGCTATATCAAGTGTCTCTTGTTTATTATGACTTGGACGAAAAGACTGGTAAAACCAAAAGCTCCAACAGTACAATTTATATACCGGCTTATTCTTCATCTGAAGCGATAGAGAATATTCGCACTTACTTAAAACGGGCTGGGGAAACACGTGAATATACTATTCGCAATGTCAAATATGACAAAGCACAATCGGTCATGGTTACACCTGAAACTCATCAAAACAATATTAGGGTATAATGGCTTCTCTTAAGGGAACCGGGAAAATTGTAAATATAAAATGTACAGAAGTCTCACTCCCGGAATTTCCTAATCTCCTTTTTGGAACTCATTTTGATGGTAGCAGAATTTTTGATGCTACATATTATCTCCAATCTAAAGACCCCGGCAATAAATTAAGCATAGAAGACTTCTTTCATAAGTTTGATTTCCAAATTAAGGCTATTGCAGAAACTTACAAATTGCCTTTAGAGAAACTGGTATCAATTAACACAAAGGGGCATCAATTGATTGACGGATGTTTATGCTATCCGTTTTTATCTTATGTTGATCCGCAATTCTGCGCATATATCAATGAAATAATAGACGAAATGTTTGTTACTGGAGTTGTTGTGTCAGATACACATTTAATTTCGTTGGTAAAGAAAAGGCTTCCTCCAGAATTGCTCAAACAAATTTGGGATGGCAGAGAAGATTTTTCGTAAACCCAAAGCTGTCTTAATATTCAATCGCAGAAAAACATTGGCTCTTATGGCTGCTTCAGTAAATGAGGCTGCTAAAATCAGTGGTCTAAAGCCTGGAAATATTTCTAAGGCTTGTGTTGGTACACTGATTTCCAATGGTATGTATTATTTTAGATACATAGGCAGCGATGTTGAGATAGAATTATCAGATATAGGTTCGTTGAAGTTAGAGGAATATGATAAATTATGTGGTATCGAACGTCAAACATATCCTACTATGGCAATGAATCGTAAAAATTGGAAATATAATAAAAATAATAGAACGTATGAAAGTAAAAGTTTATAGTACATCAAAACATCCATTGCCTCAATACGCAACTAAGCAATCAGCAGGACTGGACCTAAGAGCAAATATTGATGCTCCCATTACTATTAATCCTAGAGAACGTGTATTGATTCCAACAGGATTACACATACAACTTCCAGAAGGTTTTGAAGCAAGAATTCAGCCTAGAAGTGGATTGGCCCTTAAAAAAGGAATCACTTGTCTTAATTCTCCTGGATGTGTGGATGCCGACTATCGAGGTGATATAGGTGTAATTCTTATTAATCATGGAACGGAGCCGTTTACTGTTAATGATGGAGAACGAATTGCTCAAATGATCATCTCTAAATATGAGCAGGCAGAATGGGAGTCTGTTTCCTCAATCGAAGATTTAGAAGCCACAGAACGCGGTGAACAAGGGTTTGGGCATTCTGGAATAAAATAAGGAATGTGGGGTACGTTTCATGTGCCCCATTATTTAATCTACAAATATTATAGGATATGGAGCTTAATTTTACAGTTGAAACAAAAGATGTGTTGCTCGATATGATTAAGCGGCACAATAAAATGTATCGTATGGGTACTCCGGAAATTTCAGATGCAGAGTATGATGCAGAAATAGAGCTATTAAAAACACTTGATCCAAATAATGAATGGTTCAAGCATACCGAACCCGCTTTTGTGTCTGAAACTCGAAAACGGACTTTGCCAATCCCAATGAAATCTTTAAATAAAGTAAAGGATATATCAGAACTGAAAAAATGGTATATGTCTTTGGGGTTGAAAGGAAATGCAGGCGTTGTATGTATGCCTAAGCTGGACGGGCTCTCTCTACTATACAATGAATTAACAGGGGAGGCATATTCTCGTGGAGGGGTAGAAAATGAGGGTCAAGATTGTACTAACCATTATCAAGCATCTACTCAATGCTATAACCCAACCAGCAGTTTTCATTATACTTTTGGAGAATTTATCATCAACAGAATTGATTGGGAGCAGCACTTTCATGGAAAGCGTTCTAAATTCACAGGAGATATTTTTAAATCACCGCGTAATACAGCCGCTGGTCTTCTAAATAGAGATGAGCCGTGTGATTATCTTGAACACGCTTCTTTCTTCAGATATGGAGTAGATGAGGGTTCTCTACATGATTATAATAACTTCCATAGTTTGATAGAAACAATTTGTCATATCTATCAACAAGAGCATCTCTACCATTTCGCTTTTATAGATGAGCTGAATGAAGAACTACTGATGAATTTATTCAAAGAGTGGAGTAAGATATATCCAATTGACGGTATTGTAATTTATATTGATGATTTGCGCTTATGGGAAGTTATTGGTAGACATCAAACATCTGGAAATCCATTGTATGCTATTGCCTACAAACATCCGGATTTTACAGAATCTTTTGAGACTACGGTTAAGGATATTGTATGGAAAGTCAGCAAGGCTGGTGCCCTTAAACCTGTGGTCAATATTGAAATGGTTGATACAGGAGATTGTAACATGGAGAATCCTACTGGATACAATGCTGGCTGGATTAATGACCATGAAATTGCGAAGGGAGCCGAAATATTAGTTACCCGTTCTGGAGGGGTAATTCCCAAGATTCTGTCAACTCTTACTCCAGCAACACAAGAAGAACAAGAAAAATTATGGGATGAAATGTCAGAGTGTCCTCATTGCGGTTCACCGACTATGTGGAATGAGAATCATATAGAATTGTGTTGTACTAATCCTAATTGTCCAGGTATTCAATTAGCCAAAATTATATTTTTCTATTTGACATGTGGGGCTGAAAATATGGGAGAAGAAACATTGTCCAAAATATTCAATGCGGGCTTTACTTCTATATCGGCGATTCTTAACATCACTTTTAGCGATCTGATAAAAATAGAAGGGTTTGGAGACAGTATTTCAAATATTATACTGGAGAATAACAAAAAAATCATGCAGGGGGTTGATTTGGCAACTTTAATGCAAGCCAGCGATTGTTTTAAAGGAATCGGAAAAATGAAAGCCCAAAAAATATTGGGTGAAATGGATGATGAGGACTTATGCTCGTTCTGTCAAGGATGGTATATCAATCACGAACCAGATATTCAAAGTGAAGACTTTAAAAATTATCCTATAACTGTACAAAACTTATTGTTGGGGTATTTTCCGTTTATGACATTCTTAGAGGAAACCAAAATACCTTACAAATTGCCTAAACAGACCACTGTGCTAGAAGGTAAATGCAAAGGTTTGTCTATCTGTGTGTCGGGATTTCGAGATAGTAATCTTGAAGCACTAATTACTAATGAAGGAGGAAGAATTGTTAGTGGGGTGTCTAAAAAAACAACACATTTGGTGGTGAAGGATAAATCTGCCAACTCATCAAAAATATCCAAGGCCCGATTATTTGGAATACCAATTTTATCTATTGAAGAATTCTATATGATTTTAAATAATTAAGTAATTGTATTATAGGTTGTTAGCGATTAATATTAATTTAAATTGATATTAATCGCTTCTAAATTTGCATAATTGAGTGTAATGTCATATTTTTGCATCTAGTAAATAAATTGATATAATTATGGCAAAGAAGAATCAGTTAACCAAAAGTGATTATCTTCCTATGGAGGAATACAAGAAATTGCTACATTTGCTTCATAAGGATCGGCAATATTTATGGGAACTATATGCTCGACTGGCATTCTGTACTGCACTACGAGTATCAGATGTATTGTCTTTAACATGGGCTGACATTCTCTATAAAGGTTCATTGACGAAAATCGAGAAGAAAACTGGAAAAGTGCGAAAAATCCCATTTAATTTAAGTATTCAAACGAGAATAGAGGAACTTTATATTTTGCTTAAACGTCCTAATCCAAATGAACTAATATTCAAAAGCAAATTTACAGGAGTATCTGTTTCTTCACAATATCTTAATCGGATAATGAAAGAATGGAAGGCTAAATATAAATTGGATATAGAGAATTTTTCTACACATACTTTTAGAAAAACATTTGGACGATATGTTTATGATACAAGCGAAAACAAGTCGGAAGCACTGTTGCTATTGAACAGGATATTCAATCACTCTAACATTGAGATAACCAAGATATACATCTGCATTAGAGAAGATGAAATAAATTCTATATTCGATTCTATCCGGCTCTAACTTCTTCTCTACATCTTACATTTTGAATTGCACGACATGTGCCCCTATCTTTATTCCTTTATCGGATAAATAAAATTGATCATGTTTATACAACAAAAGAGGGGGCTGTCTGTATCCCCACCTACCATTATTACTTGTGAATTATGTAATACGCCGGAGAATCTGGATGAGTGTAACCCTCCAGGAGAAATCTTGCGTATTATGAATAAACGAAATGTTTGTTCTAACTGTGCTTTCTGGATGGATAAAATAGCTCATCCGGATATAGGTAATGAAGTTATTGGTTCTCATTATTATATTGTATATCCATTTGTAAAACGACCCAATAACGTTATTAAAGGTTCTGAAGGCAAAGAATTTTATATTCGGCGATTTGATGGAACACTAATCAAATCCAATAATATATGGCATCAAGGTGAAATTCCTGAACATTTTAGAAAACAATTGCCGGATACAGCCAATTTTCTATCGTTGATAACATATACCAAATTATCTAATGACTCTCATAAATGTCAGGCTAAAGGATGCTGGGATCGGTATAATTGTCTTAGGTATAATTTATCTTGTGAACGAGACGGACCTTTCAATAAGATTCCAGCCAATTATACTATTGGTGATGAAAAATGTCCTTCATTTATAAATATAAACGAACTGAAACCCAATACTTAATATCGTAGATATAAGAATTTAATTAAAAATATCATCAATGATACCGTTATTAAAAAATGAGATGGATCAAATATGGGGCCAATTTGACCGTCAAAAATTTATATTAAATGACCCAATTCAAGTAGTACATAAAATGCAGAGAATGCCTAATAAATCCATAGCTGATATTGAAATATGTGCAATATGGACAGCTATGGTTTCATGGGGACAACACATTCATATAATGTATTGCGCAGAGAAATTGATGAGCGTGTGTGAGTGGAAGCCAAGTGATTATATTAAATTTGGTGATTTTTATGATATTCCGGACGAATGTAATATTTATCGTACTCTTACGGGAAAAATATTTAAAGAGGTATGTCATCAACTTAGATGCTTCTACAGTAAAAACGATTCTATTCGGGAATATTTGAAAAAATATCCCATTTCACTTGATGATTTGCTACTCACGTTATGTAATTGGTGTGAACCGGCCCATCTTGGAAGCCCATATCGTAACTCTGCCTGTAAACGTATTAATATGCTATTGCGTTGGATGGTTCGTAAAGATGAAATAGATTTAGGAGTATGGCAGACCGGCTTAATTAAGCCGAAGAACCTATATGCTATTATGGACACCCATGTTGCACAACAAGCACAACGTATGGGACTTATATCTTATCCTAAAGAAAGCTGGAAGGCTGTTATGGAACTCACTCATGTTTACCGTCAATGGGATGCAGAGGACCCATTAAAATATGACTTTATATTAATGACAAAAAACTTGAAATAAAATGATTTTTATTCTTTTAATTATTGTATTGTCGCTTGTGTCAATTGCGGCTATAACCATTGTGGTTGCACAGAATACAGCCTGTAAAGATTGTCCTTTTAAACGGGCATGTGATGATTTGATGAGCCAACATCAACTTAACTTATGCCAGCAAAATAATATGCCAAGCCAAAATGAAGAGAAATAATAAATTGATGTATAACGAACTAATTTAATAAAAGTATGGATATAGAAAATAAAAACAGAGTTTCTGTAGAAGATATGAAGGCATGTTATGCTGAAAGATTCCCGTATGCACCCAATAATCAACGTGTAGGACGATTTGCAAAACAAATAGGTTTCCGTCTTACCAAACAGATGGTTAAAGGGCAGATTATTAGTTTTTATATAAAAGATGATATAAGTAAATGAGTACGTTTTCCGACAAATTCGATAATCACTGGAAGTGCATACCATACGCAATGGCGACATTAACATCTAGCGATGGCTTTATGATTTTATTTCATCTGTTACGAAGAGGTTATACGGATGGAGATAAGACAACATGCGCCATATCCAACAAAGAACTGGCTGATGTTATGGGAACTTCTATTAGTTCAGTACGCCGGGCAATAGATACGTTGAAGCAACTTAATCTTATCAGTTGTTCTCAAAATAAAGGGGCACTTTGCACATTTTATGTAAATTGGAACGAGATACGAGCAATACATAAAGTAAGTTCTCAAATATCAGATAAAGGGTGGGTATATTTGCGAGGCTTGTGCTTAAATAGCGAGGTACGTCCAATATCAGCGATTCCATTGACCATATTGAACGATGTAGTTCGTCAATATCCACACACTTCGCTCAATATGAACACACCCTCGCTCAATATGAACACACCCTCGCTCAATATGAACACACCCTCGCAAATAGACGAAGAAAAAGGTGAAGACATAGAAGAACTATCTGAAAATATAGTCAAAGAGCGATCTAACCTCGTTCAATATGAACAGGGGTCCGCTCAATATGAACGAGGGTGCGCTCAATATGAGCAGGGGTGTGTTCATATTGAACGAGGGTCCGCTCATATTGAACAACAGAATAAGATATATATAGATAATAAAGAGAATAAAGAGAATCATAACGAACGAAGTGAGTTTAATAAAGAAACTGATATGAAGATTTTAGAATGGTTCAATTCCCGTGACTTATCTTTTCCAGATCTTTCTTCTTCTGACTTTGAAACCATCATCAACCTTCCAGATTTTGCCGATAATGATTTTGATATGGCAATAAGAGAAGTTTGGGGATATTTGCAATATGATGAAGACTCTCCAGATAATTATATTCCCATTGAATATTTCAAAGATATTCTTTACCGTGCTTGGAATGATTTAAAGACTATCAATCCTGATTTCTCTCTTTCAGAACAAGACATGAAGAATATTTTTGGATTCGATGTTGAGATGCAAAATGGAGAACCTGTATGTTGTGTGACCCCCAGTAAAATTAAAAACATCAATCAGTCCCCTTCACCTTCCAGAAAAATTAAACGGAAAGGAGTAGAGGACCGAACCTCCAGATTAATATTTCTTGAATCTCTCCGGCAAGTCGCCGAAAAAGATACGAATATGTTGACGGACGCCGAGTATGCAATATGGCTTATGATTGAGTTTGTGAAAGAACGGGAAAGTAATCAGCAACCTCGTCCATCAGAAGTGACGAAAGCTGCTTATGAAGATTTACTTAAACGTTTCTCGAACGAATCGAAGGTGCCTGTAGAAGATTTGAGAACCCTATGGAAAGAACTTCCTCAAAAAAATACAGTTAAACTGCATCCTCAACAGTTGTCAGTCGATAAGATTATAAACTATAACGTGCGGGTAAATCAGGCAAGTGATGTGGAAGAGCTTTATAACAAAAAGGCGGCAGAATAACCATGAAGCCTTCTGCCACCTTCCAGAATCCTTTTCTTTAGCCGACCTCGATTATCTTATTTCGGGTTCGGCTAAAAAATTTCTTCTAATCTCCATTTCTTCAGACAGTATTCTAATTGCATCTTTCTCTCTTCGGAAATAATTGCCTGCCAGATAACGTTTATTACTTGTTACAGTTTCTTTTTCCACATCTGAAGTAACTTGCATCTTATCTGTGATATACCAGTAGCGGTCTCCTTTAGATACTTTCATGTTCAAAGGCTCAATGCGTTTTAAAAAATGATTCCATGTCTTACCAACCTTAGCCAATTCTATATCCAGAGCTTTTCTTTGATAATCAGCTGGCTTGAAAGTTGTAAACGAGAAATCATCTATTTTTCCCAGATATTCGTTCATGCTGTATTTAACCGGTTCCCCTTTGATAACATAACAATACATAACGATGTCTCCAGAGGATTTATCTGCAAGTCTTACGACTCCATATCCTTCTTGACCTGTTTTATGGTTATGGAAGCATACTAAATCACATGATTTGGGAATATATTTATCGCTTATTAAGAAAAATGGGTTGCCAAATTCTTTTCCTTGTTTATCTAAAATTGAATAGAGGCGATTTAAGGCGTTTTCTCCAGCTGGGGCTATAATATCTATAGGTATTGTTATTTTGTCGAAATTAGGCGTATTTCCGTCAATTCTGAGGCATATTAAAACAGTATTCACATTTCCCTCTTGTACCAGACCTATAGAATCGTTCCATTTTACTGCATCTCCAGCTCCAAATCCTTTGTCAAACCAGTTGGCAAATGTAGCGTAATCGAGAGATTCAGGATCGTCCGAATAACTGGAGGGTACATGTAGCTTAATATTATACTCTGTTTTGCAATAAGAACTAATTCCTTTAAAGTCTATCTCAGACTTATATTTTCTTTTTCTTAGAAAATGCTCTACTTGTTTTTTCGTTTTCATATTCAGATAAAATAATCAATTGTTAGGCAAATGTAATATGATTTTTTGATAAACGTCAATTTGGATATAAAAATTTAGCTTAATTACCACAAAACGAGACTGAAAAAATAGGTGGCTGGAAAAAATCAGAAAACTTATATATTGAATTCTTATATCGTTGTCAATTTGAATATATTGGCAAATAATTATTTCTCTGTATCGGAAAAATAAAGTTAACAAATTGATGCTGGGATGATTACAAAATATCAGCTTCCAGATTCAATATACTATAAAATTAATGTTAGAAACTGGAGATAAATTTATTGTATTGAATAACGTGGTCTGGAAGGGAATAGGCTTTTATACAATGATCGGCTTTTGAAAAAACGAGATTGAAAAATCAGGTCGGATTGTATATACGGTATTCGCTCCAGAGTTAACCGGCTCTCCCTTCTTTTTTTTGTGTTTTTAGTGGCTATGTATTTGTTAATCAGTTATTTATATTGTTTCACTAATATACAAAAGTGAAACAAATGTACTTTTGTTCTTTGTTTTGCTTATTCTTTTGTTTTAGATCTTGTTTTGGAATTATTACAAATTTGTCTCTTTGTGTATGTGATTTGTTCCCGTTCCTTTTTGCATCCAGGTAACAACATCTCGCGCGTATATGTGTGCACATGTGTGTATGTGTGTCACGATTTGCCCTAATAAGTAACCACGCATACACGCGTGTGCGTTGGGATGATTTATCTTATTGATTTTCAGGTGTTTATAAGTGATACTATTTGTTGTTTGTTTGTATATTGCAGAAAATCAAGTATTTATAAATTATTTCAGCCTTAAAATGCAATTTATTGATTATTTATTTGTGTATATCAAAATATTGCCATATCTTTGCATTGTCAAGTTAAGATAACGGCTACTTGACAAAGTGTTTACTTTCCGTTTTGGTTTTATCTGTAAACCTGCAAAAAGCGAAAACCGCAAACAGATACGAGATAATGAACGTAATTAGTAACCGTAAAAAACAAGAAGTAAGAAACGGACAAAAGAAAGTAGTATATAAAAGCAAAAGGAGTGCGAAAGCGAAAGCAAAAGCGCACGCCCAAACATAAAACGGGATGTTTTGTGAACGGGAAAAGAATACCCATAACTGTAATGGTCAGTTATTAAAGATTGTCATGCAAACCGTCGCTGGCACTATGGGGGAGCTATATACATAAGTCTGCTACAAAAGCGTGCCATAGGTGCGTAGCTCCATGCAGCAAAAGGGAAAAGTGTGAACTTAGTGCCATAGTTGTGCCCAGTTGCCGACTGCATACCGAAAAACGGATGTTTACACAAAGGTGTGAAAATCTGCCCCTAATGCGAACTGAGAAAGATATATGCCCTTGCGTATATATATAATCACCAACGCAACGCAGCCCTAACAGTGAAAAAGTGTATGCCAAAAGTGTGCTTTAACGGTAACGATGGAAATTACCTACCACATAAGCGTAAGAGAATGTAAAAAGCTGCAATTCAATCGGCTTGGTTGCAGTTGGTGAGCACTCATACACAAGGCGCACGGCTCCGTTGCGCTGTTAGTGACGGGCAAAAAGTTGTATATAGAGTGTACTGGATAGGTGAATATTTAGTATGCTCTGATTGGGCTTTAACGCAATCGGAAGCGTGCAAACGTTTCCGGTGGTGCGTTCCTATTTTGGTAGGTCGGGGTTCGATTCCCCGATTGCCTACAATGCGCTATTGCAGAAAATTCCTAAAAAACAGTAATCATGGGAACAATTAGTAGGTATAACAGTGTGCAATTTGAGAACTTAAACGCAAACGAGTTGGTAGGTGTAACTTTGGTGTATAAGAGTGTAAATCGTGACGGAGAAACGCATTATTCAGGACTGAATTTTGCCGGTGATGAGTACACGCCAAAGGATAAGACACAGGACGAGATTTTCCGCGTGTGGAAGAATGTGGTAGCTACGTTCTGGACTGTGAAAGCGGTGGAAGCCGGGTTGCGTGAAGACAATGGCGGTATTGCATCTAAACTGCGTAGCGGTACACCGTCTGAAATCATAGTACGCACAAGTGATTGCAAGGTGTCAAAGAAGTGGGATGTTGAGGGAAGTGTATGGAGCCGTATCGGTTTGGTGCCTACAAAGAAAGACCTGGATTGTGCAGCGCGTGATTTTAAGAAGAAAATCCATGCTGCTACAAAAGCGTCTTTCGATGCTCTGAAATTCCGTTTGAACTTTGAAGAAGTAGCTGCGAAAGCTGCTGACTATTATGAAATCTTGGGAGTAAAACATGATGCTACGGAAGCGGAAATTAAAGCCGCATACAAACAAGCCGCTAAATCTGCGCACCCTGATGCCGGTGGTTCCAATGAAAAGATGCAAGAAGTGAATGCTGCATGGGAAGTTCTTGGTAATGCTCAAAAGCGTGCGGAATATGATGCGCGAATGGCTGCATAACTAAATACCTGGTAGGTCGTAACATACATAGCACGTCTGGAGGTGAATACAGGCGTGCTATTTTTATGGGTAAAACGAACGTGGAAGCGTAGCGTGCAAGAAGTGCGAGTCTTTGTTACCCGCTTTAATTGTAGCATGTACTTTAGAGTGCGTGCCATTTTTGTATCTGATTGTAAACCTTTTAAAATATAAAGCATGAAACGAGCAAGAATCCAAAGAACGAGCGTGAAAATTATTTCTACCTCTTGTGCAAATATGACATTCTATTTGCCTAAATCTCAAAATATTACTGTGAAGAGAAAAACTGTGTATGATTTATTTAAAGCGTAAATCTATGAAGAGACATATTGTGATATATAAGCGGAAAAAGTACATCAAAGTGGCTACTGCAATTGGTAGTAAATTCTATAGAATCTTGGTAGTTATATGCCTGTTGTTTTCCTGTATTGCGATAAACGCCAAAACTATACGGGTATTTACAGGAAACATACAGCGCGTGGAGAAGATTGTGAGGATAGATGGAAACACTTACTTCTTAACATTGAAAGATGGTACCATGTACCAACTGGAGGATGGGAAACAATATAGTATTGTGTTGGAGAATTGGAAATATTTCAAGTTTATAACAATTGATGTGAAGGATAATGGCAAAAAAGAATGATATAGCCAGTTTCTTCTACTATATGTGGAATTGCTGGGATGAGCACGAATGTGCTGTTGCTTTTGAAAAAGCCGAATGTGGATGGAGACATTTATGGAATAAGTATCGTGAATATAATAGTCAAAATGGTCATTATGGAGCGGTAGAAGAATTTTTTGCCAATTTGGATGACAGGAATCAGAACTTACTTGTAGAGCGTGCACTGGAAATGTACAGCGGTAAAAAACGCATCAAATGAAAAAGATATTTAAAGTAATCGTGGGATGCGTTATTGTTGTACTAACATTAAAAGCCTGCCACTTGAATTATGTGTGTGATGTGGTTGATAGTATTCCGAAAGAAATCCGGGAGCGCATAATTACAGAGCATCCAGAATGTGTCGATATTGATTTGTTGGTGAAATTCTGGGAAACTAAAGGGGATTCTCTTGTTTCTGAAATTGTTCAAGAACAAATATATGACTGTGAACTTATCGAATATTTGAAACATCACCCTGAAGAGAACAATTAATATCAAGATAACAATGGAAACAAAAGTGTGTAAAGAGTGTGGCCAGAGTTTGCCCAGATCAAATTTTTCTAAAAATAAGGCAACCAAAGATGGATTGGCAAACTATTGTAAGAAGTGTGATAAAGAAAGAAGACGCAAATCTAGCGGTAGAATCACTCAACAAGGAGTAAAAGCAACCCTAAAAATGTCTGATTTTGATGACAACATGTTATTTGCTGAGTTGCGTAGACGCGGATACACTGGAGAATTACGTTATTCCAAAGTAATAAATATATAGGCATGTACACAAGTTATGGCTGGGAGTTGACTAATATTTTGCAGGGGCAAGATGAAGAATATCTGCTTGAAGTGTTAACGGAAAATTATAGACGTTTGAGAGATGTGCCAGATCATCTTATTGTGACATTGCTTGAATACCGCGGTTATACTGGAAGATTGATAAAAAGTGAAAATTAAAATAAAAGAAGTATGATACCAGAAATTATCGAACAAATGCGCAAAGAGTTATACGATACCAATTTGTGTATCTCTGATTTCGAGAAGTATGATTTGAAAGCTCTTGAAAATACCAATGAACCATTCTTTTGGTTAGTGCGCACACACGGAACACATCTGTGTTTTATTGGCCCCAGTGTAGAAAGCCTTTTTTCGTCAGAAAGTAACCGGTTTGCAATTATGAAAGATTCTCTTGCTATTATCGCAAGTATTGTTTATTGGGACGATTTGGACTATAATAAGTATTTTTATTGGGATGGAGCACAGTTTCAAAAAGTATCTAAGGATAAGATTGTTTCAATATTCAATAATATCTGGGGAAACCGGATACACCAACTTTCCATTCAATACCCTGAAGAATATGCAGTCATAAACATACCATTGGGGTTAAAAATGTCCCCGGAAATATCTAAATGTGTAGAAGAAGTCAAGAATATTGCTTCAGAATTGCAAGATTCAAGCTTTGAAGATTGTTTGAAAAGGCTACAAAAATGGGTGAGATGTGCCGTTAACCAACATATTGAAATATACGGTGATTTTGCGAAAAATAGCTTTGGATTTTCTGAGGTGGTAAATGGCGAGCGTAAAATTTGCGGCGGGATAATTATGTCCCCAAATGCGACTGAAAGACGTTGGAGCATTCATACATAAAACTATGGTAATATGAAGTATTCAGTAAATCCTAATCTCAATGCTGTTATGAATAGTATTGAGAAACAATTGTTATCCAAAGGAAAGGATAAGCAAGAGAGTATTCAAATTATTAAGAGGTATATAAAATCATTTCCTAAAGAACCGGATTATAACTTGGCACAACATGGCGGTATGCTTGTTTCCCCTTATGATGTGAGAGAATTGAATATAAAATGCGGTTATAGTGCTGTTGTTCAAAATAAGTTCTCTGATGGGAGAGTCTGGAATGAATACTTACTGCGGGTAGGAAGAGTTGCAAAGGAACTTTTAAAAGAAAATAAACTATGAAAGTTATATCAGAAATTTCACTTCGAGATTTCAAATTTTGGGGTGGGGGGTGAGGATCGGGCAAAGAATTGTACCGATGAACAACTGGATAAAATTGAATCCATAATGGAGAGTGATGCTCCTGAAAGTGGTTGGACCGATGATGACATAAATAATTTCTTTTGGTTTGACTTTGATACAATCGCAGACTGGCTTGGATATAAGGATGAAAAACATTTTGATGCAGGCGTTAGCGAAGATGATGTGGAAGAAGCGAAAGATTGGTTTGACGGTATCACAGACACCAAAGATATGATTGATATAGCCAGTCTTGACAGAGAAGACTATATTTCTACAAATGAAGATGGGGAGGAAGAATTTGATGAGGATCTTGTTTACTATGACTTTTCAATTTGGTGGAACAATATGGATGATATTGAACAAGTGAGAGAATATCGTAAGCACAATTAAAGTGTTATGGTAGAAATCCGGGTTCGATTCCCGGAACACTACATATATTAGTTGTTTCCATGTGTGTTGTTCGACATGTTTTTGTTTGAAGGGTGGCGCGATCAGAATATTGTTGTTCTGGTTGCGCCTTTTCCTTTAAAGTTAAAGCGAGTTAATATTCAAAAAGTGGACAACTATGGACACCATCAAAAAACTATTCGATAATAAAAACAAAAGGAAATATGCAAAAGGAGTTGTTAGAAATAGAATTTCGTTACCATGATAGACCGATAGGTTGCTGTCCAGCCACTTCTCGTAGTGAGACAATTACTATAGATATATTTGATACTTTGGAAGAAGCAGTCAAGGTCGGTAATGAAACGCTAAAGGTGTTGTCAGAGCACTTCCAAGTAAGAGCAGATGACCGTTTTAAAGTTAAAGGTTTATTTGGCACTCCAGATAGACTTGTAACAAATTGTTGCTATCCAACTAAAGGGATTGCATATTTTGCGAGGATTACTCCTCTGAAATTTAACGATCTCTCTGAAACTATAGCAGAGACATTTAAAGCATACGATAGATACAGGCAATATAGACATGAACAAGAAAATAATGAATAATATGGATGTACTAGTCTTAAATCACAAAAACAAAGTGTCCTTACAGGTGCAGCATGTAGATATTGGTAGTTCTATTGATTTGCATTTTCCAAATGAAAATCAATCATTGGATGCTTTTCAGAAACTTCGTGAAATAGGTGTAAGATGTTTCCATGCTGGCAAAAACGCTCCTTGTGGAGCTTCTGTAATGATGTATTCTTATGGTAATGATAATCTTCAACTTCAGATAAAATAGTAATGTCAATAGCCAAAGAATATGCACTTAAATATGTAGGTAGAGAAGGGGTTATCAATAATTGGGATTGTACCATAATTGGATATAACCTCACGTATAACCTGGTTATAGTTGCTTTCCATGATAACAAACATGGTTGGCATGATTTCCATGATAATGACGTAATACTGGTTAACAAAATAAGTTACACCAATTATGGATATGTTAATTGCGAAAGGATATGGCTATTTTAAAACATAAAGACCAAATGGAAGAAAAGAAGTATATAAATATTGATAATATGACAACACGCCTTTGTCAAATTCTTAAAGATGCACGTGAAAGTATGGTTGATGATGAAAATAAAGATTTTATCATGGAGAACTTTTCGGACGAGTATCTGGAAGATAAGAGCAATGAAATGGCTTGGCGGTTTAACTGCGATATGAAAAAATATCTTCATAATCCAGATCATAGAATCTGTGGCAATTTCAATAACATTGATTATGACTATCCCTACCATATTTATGGGGAAGTTACATACGACACCCCTCTTGTAAATGCCATGATCGCCAGACTGGATGCCGGTGAAGATAGTAAACAAGCTAACGAGGACCGTGACTTTCTTGTTGACTGGTTCTTTGAAACTTTTGGTACACACAGAATATCTTATAATTTCCAGTCAGATATATCAGAGTACCTTTATATAGAGTTTGAAACCCCACAATCTTAAATCAATGAAAACAATAACATTGCAACTGTACACTTTTGATGAATTGTCAGAAGAGGTACAAAAAGAAATTATTGAGCGTGAACGCTGGAATATAATGGAACAGTGCATGGATGCTTACGGTTCAGATTATGTAACATCTCTAAGAGCTTTTGAAAAATTGACAAATACCAACTCATGTAACTGGGGTGTTAATTATAGCGGATACAACTTTAATTTCAAATATAACGATAATCCAATTTTTGAATGTCCGGTTGATTGTGATAATGATATTTACGCAGAGGAACTGTGTGGTAAGTTACTGTTTAGATATATCAATAATAATATTATGCCATACATTACACAAGGTAGATATTACTCATCTCCAGGCAAATATATAAATGAAAAATACACTTACAAATACAGACGAAGCCGTATTATCAAATCTGTAGATGGTGATTGCCCACTAACAGGTATGTGTTACGACCTCTACTTGCTTGAACCTATCATCAAATATTATAAAACTTGGTGTAGTTATCCGGACAACTTCTCGCTAACAGACTTAATAGAACAATGCTACGACAGCTTTTTCAAATGCTGGCATGAGGAATATGAGTATTGGGCTGATAATGAAGATGCAATCAGAGAAGAACTGCATAATAATCAGTATGAAGACAGACTGTATTATGCAGATGGGTGTGTATATAGTGGACCGTTAGATGATGTTGCATAATCAAAATATATAGAACAATGATAATCAATATAGTAAAAAACGAAGCTGATTCTTCAAGCATTTTAGAATGCGTGAAAAAAACTTTCAACAACTCAAATGTAAGCATTAAAACAGACTATAAAATATCTGTTGATATTGAAGTTGTTGGTGAGGGTGGGCTACATAGTTTGGAAGGGCTAAAAGAACTGGAATACTATTTTAGAGACTGTGATATTAGGGTTTGGTAACTTTAAATAGTTTATAAATGAACGGAGAACAGATAATACCGCCAATCACCGATCCATTAGGGAGAAATTGGAGACAACCTCACAGAAGATTTATCGAGTTAGATGATACCCATGCCCTTATGAACGAACAAACGTTTAAAGGACTAAAAGAATATTCTACCTCGATACCCACAGGAAGATATGAAGGTAAAATGTGGAAAGGATTTACAAAAGGAGAATGGTATCTTGTATGGTTTGCTCCTGACATAAATCACAACTTACTTCGTATAGAAAGAAGGATAATATTAATAGTGTAAAACAAATCAGATATGAATATTAATGGTAAAGAATATATAACCGGAGTCTTTCGTGGTGATAATGGTGAAAACATGGTAACACATCTTTATGATGGTGATTTTTCTAATCCGGGTTATCCTATGTGTTCTCGTGGATGGAACAGGAAATGGTATGATAAGGATGGGAAAATAGAAGATTATGAGTATTCTATCTTTAGAAATAATATTTCAAACGTTGGAATATGCAAAGTCTGTTTAAAAAGAGCTGAAAAGGGGCTTCAATCAATTAAAAAGCCTAAGAACAAAAAAAAATCAAAATAAACTAGAAATGAGTAAAGAGGAATTGATAAATCAAATAATTGCAATAATTGGCTCTGATGATAATCTTGATAATCAAATTTCCGATTATGAACATGTTTCAATGTCGCGTCCAGAAGATTTGATTCAAGATAGGACATCGTTTGAACAGATGGTTTTGTACGCTAATGAAATGATGTATAAAATCGAAAATGTGAGAAATTTGGTATTAAATGAAATAGATTAATATTCAAAGTGGAAAGATATGATATTATTTGAAAACCCACCTACTGTCTATTTTGAGAAAGTAGAAGATTATGAAGAAAAAACGACTCCGTGGAGACGGGTTCCTCCTACATATAAAGGCTCCTCAACAAAAAATGGACGTAACAAGAAGCAAATAAGAAAAGACCGGAAACGAAATAAGAAAAGATAATTATGTCACAAAGATCAATTGTTCCCCAAAAATTATATAGAATTATCGTTGATGTCCAGTACGGAGACATGCTGGACGAATGCAATAAACTGTATGATGGCAAAGGGTATGGAACTGTATTCACCGATGCGAATGGAGAAGCTGTTATTGATTATCTGAAGCAATGGGATAGCGATGAATGGACTGACGATGATATTCGCTGCGAAGAACCTAGGTGGGTAAATAATGGCACTGATTCCGTACATCACAAAGATGGATACACTCTTATTTACAACTCAACTCTTGGTGGTGTATATATGCTGTATCGTGAAGCAAATGCGACCGAAAGAGAATTGTATAACAAATTAAACTAATTGCGAAGTTATATGGAAACATCAAAATCATTCAATCAAGAATACATTGAGAGAGCGAAAATGCTAATCCATGAAATCCTCGAAGATAAAAAAGAGTACGATGACTGGACGCAAATATGTTTCTCAATGCAAAATGCAGTACAAGCTGCGGCTAATATATGGGGCACATCTTCTGATGAACAAATAGATAAGATGAAGGCTTTTATAACAGAAATGGTTCTTACAGAACTTTCAAATCTTAAAAAGTTTGACATAGTGTTTAAAAAGAAGGGGATACAAGTAGAAAGGTCATTAGACACATTGTATTGCCCTAAATGTGGAAGTAGTGATGTTGAAGAAAGGGCATGGGTAAATCCGAATACACGTGAAATCAGATACAACGATTCAATAGAAGAGGAAGATTGTTGGTGTAGCATTTGTGAAGAACATGTAGAATTATGCACCCTTTCAGAATTATGGGAAATGTTTGGGGATATTCCAGTCAACAATGATGACGAGATTGAAAAGGACTTTCTCAACTTCTTAGCCGGAACTTCAAAACTCGATGTCTGGCATTGGTTTGATGAACGATGTCCAAATAACCTGCATGATGATTTAATGTTTCCTCAAAACGATGCCGTACAAATCTGAAAAGATTCGTATCGCCGGAACTCAATATGATAGACGAATAAAACTCGCTCCAGACCAAAAAGAATATATAAAATGGTTGAGGGAAAATGAGTTACTTAGTTACTCTAAACTTGCCAAAATGTTTGGAGTAAGCAAGAGACTTATCCAATTTATTTGTTGCCCAGATAAATACTTAAAAAGTAAAGAGAATTTAAAACAACGCAAAGCGGATGGGCGATACAAACCTACCAAAGAAGAATGGGCAGCAACGATTCGTGAACACAGGAGGTATAAAGAACAACTTAAAAAGAAGGGAAATATAAAATGAAAGACAAGATTCTTACAATGTTTTTCGACATTGATAGATGGACAAAAGCAATTGAGAAAGGTGTTCTGAAGGATATTCGGAAGAGTGATCTTATCAAGTTAACTGAAGAACCTACAAGAATTCGTATGGCAGAAGCCATGTTAAGCGGTAAATATCAGATAACGCCACCACACACTGCGCAGATACCAAAGGATAATGGAGAATTTCGCACAGTATATGTAAACGAACCGATTGATCGGATAATTTTAAGCATTGCAAATGATTTATTGTTTGATTTAATGCCTGAGATGATTCACCCTGCTTGTAAGTCATATCAGACCGGTATTGGTTGCGGTAAAGTGGTTCTGGAAGTAAGTCACACCATTGTTGATATGCAGAGTGATGGTTGTGTAGGTTGGAAATCTGATTTGAGCAAGTACTTTGATAGTGTTCCAATCCAGTTCATTGATGCTGCTTTTGACCAGGTGGAAGCTAAACATGGTCATTCTGCCTTGATTGATGTATTGAGAAAATATTATCATTGCGGGTTGTATTTTGATGAGAACAACAAGCTATGTGACAAATACCAATCACTTAAACAAGGGTGTGCTGTGGCAAGTTGGCTAGCCAATGTCCTGTTGTACGAGTTAGATGAAGAGCTATCAAAAATGAATGGTTCTTATGTGAGATATTCTGACGATATGCTATTTGTTGGCCCGGATTATGAAAAGGCAATGAGCATTTTACAAAAGAAATTGGCTGAAAAATCAATGAAATTAAATCCTAAGAAGGTAGAGTACCTGACTATGGACAAGTGGTTTAAATTTCTGGGATTTAGTATTAAGGGGAATATGATTTCTTTCTCTCCCAATCGCCTTAAAACCTTCCAGAAAGAAATAGAATCAAGAACCATCAGAAAACGTGGTATTACGTTGAAGAAGGCTGTGGATTCGGTTAACCGATATTTGTATAAAGGGAATGGCGAATATAGTTGGGCCACACAAATTCTTCCAGTGTGCAATGTGAGGGCTGACATTAATGAGTTGAATAAATTTGTTATGGATTGCCTAAGAGCTGTTGAAACAGGGAAACATAAAGTCGGTGGCCTTGGCTATGTTAAAGATAAGCCTGATGGTTGTGTTGTTAGAGGCATTGGTCGGAATGTTAAGGCTAATCGAAATAAATCTAAAAGTAAGGAAATTGAAGGCTATTTGACAATTGGGTGTATGCAGAATGCTATTTTAACGAGACGAGCGGTCTACAATACATTAGTTGCAATATTGTAATTACAATCTGAACACACAGCAAATAAATCCAAGGAATAAATGTTTTATATCCAGATTATATATTAGGTGCCCCGATTCTATCCTTGAAGGATTACATCCTTCAGTATCTACTCCGGGCACCATATAATCATCTGGATTATATCAATGAAGATAAAGAAATGTGTCGATTGTTATGAGGGTTTATAAAGCAGCACAGCAGGCAAGTTCAAGAAAATGTTTTCATATTCTAAGTATGAACTATTGATCGTTCACCAGAGGTTACAAGGCTGCATAGCCTCTTCACCTCAGGTTCTCGATCAGGTCATATTTATAATTATCATGAGAGTAAAGAGATGTGCCAATTGTTTGAGAACTTGTAAAATAAACGAAATACATCTGAAGCTATCCAAGGAATACATTTGTTTACTGTTCCGGTGAGCAGTTTCCTGGATCTATGAGTCGATAACTCATCTGCTCCAGGAATATCCAACCGGAATACATCTATTTGGTAAAGTAATGTATCGGTATTATGAGGATAACTATTTAGCACAGAAATGTAATTCAAGAAATATCATTTATATAGCTGGTTATATATCAGGAAGGACCGTGTACTAATTGTACTGGTCCGTTCCTGATCACACCAGCTCTAAATCGAATAAGTATAGAAATGTGCCAATATTTTGAGAATTACAACTTATTACTTAACGCAAAGTTTACAGTCTGAGATTTAGTAATTTAACATACTGGACAAGATATGATGTCCGCGTGATGACGGTCATCCTATGTATGACCTAGGATTACGCGGGTATCTTACTTGATACAGTATATATCATAAGCATATAGACATGCGTCACGCTAAATGAGGGCTGTTTAATAAGTAACACAACTTTCATTTATACAAGAGCCTTGCGTTTAACAACTATCCGACAATTACGCCGGCATCTACGGTTTTATAAACCTATATTCCGGCGTATTCTGGATGTTAATATCAGACTTTTAAAGAAATGTGTCAAAGGTTTGAGTGTAAAATCAAAAGTAAAAATCATGAAAAATATTTATCAAGAATCAATACAGGCTGTAAAGAGTGGAGCAAAGTTTAAAGTAGATTTTAAAACACAAAGTTTCAAACTCAACGGTCAATATGTTATACGGAATTCGCAGTATGAAGGAAACTTAGGGGTGGAATTGTGTACTTCTCTTGATGAGTTCCTGTCTCATGTAGAACATTTATACATTCGATATAAACATTCTATTCCATCAACAATGAGTGAATGTAAAAGCCGAAAATACTTTAAGGCTTTGTCTGATAAAGATTTGGAGGATGAAGACATGTTGTTTGGAGTTGGCCGAGATATAGCACAAGTTGAATTGGAATTATACATTCTCTGTCAAATAATATTGGGTATAAGTTGGAACACCGATAAGATGGGTAAATGGTTTTGGCAAAGCAACAAAGACAGAGATTTAGTAATTCTCAAACACTGGATTACGATAGAGAAATAAATAATCAGATTAAAATTAAATTATTAATAAGTTATGAAACAGTTAAAATTTGAATGTCCTGAGTGTGGTACAGAGTTTACGCTTACAGCTAACCAACCAAAAGCCAAAGAACGCATCGAAGCCCTAAAGAAAGCCGGTGTTGATGTTAGTGAGCTTTTTGCAATGCAAAGCGCCGATGGCTTGGAGTTTATAGCTTCAAAAAGAGACGGTGTCATTAGTATCTTGAAAGAAGACGATCCAATCTTCCAGGCTATTATCATTCAAGGCACAATTCCTAATCGCCAATTATTCAGACGTTGGGTAATGGCACAGATGTTCCGTATAATTTATATAACCACCCATACATACGGTGCTTATAAGCCGATTGGAGTTACAGAGGTGATTCGTAGTATGGGATATGAATATCAGTGGAAAATGCTAAATAATGAGTTGTATGCCCAGCACAAAATGATGCAAAATGGTGATGTTGATAATTTCAGAGATCGGAATCGCTGGTTCAATAAGAAAGTGGTATTAGATATGGCAAAAGACTATATCGAGAAACTCAAAAAGAGATTTGAGGAGTTGAAATTGAGAAAATGTAAAGGGATACCATATAAACGTATCAATGGTCAAAACATTTTTGTAGATGATTTTGATAAAAAAGTAATTAGGCCATTGTTGTTTGCAGTGCATAAAATACAACATGCCGAGAATACCTATGAACTTTGGCGGGCGGTACAGGAGTTCAATAAAAGGCGTATCAAAATGCACTGGGAGGCTCCTCAAAGTGCAGCATGGCTAGATGCTTACAAGGGGGCTGGGGCGTTCTTTACAATGCAGAACATGATTCGTTTTCATAATTGTGTTATCATTGACGACAATGGAAAAACATTGAGTAAAAATACATCCCTTGCTTTTTTGAACAAGAAGGCAAAGTTGTATGAGAATAGAGAAGGTTGGCGTTTGATTGGGCTACTAAAGAAAATGCTGGATGACAATAATATTGATGTGGCAGCAAAGATTAGTGAATGGCGTAAATAGTTTGTTCAAAACAGATAGAATAAGCCAGGGTGAAACAAGTATTTTCTCTGGCTTATTAAAATATAGTTATTATTACTGGTAATGAGAGATATAATATTCAAACGTTCTGTGCAGTTCCGGGACGAAAATAAAAATAGTTGGACTGTAGAATTTGAAGTGTATAAAGAAAATTTTACTCGTAGAAACCGTGAAACATTGCAAGAGTTTAATCAAGGTTTTAGTGTATCGGTATGTGGTTCTGGAGGTATGTGTGCTGGGCAATGCGATGATCACATAATTCCACGTACAGAAGGACAAACAAAACTTCTGGAATTTTGGAAGAAATGCCATCTAGGAGGTATGTCTGGCGGTACAGTTCGTCAAGACGAATATTTAAACAGTGAGCAATATGTTAACGACTACAATTACTTTGTGGAGTTGTTTAAAACATATAACGAGCATTACCGTGAACAGTTTGATAGCATTTCTTTCCAAATTATTGTCAAAAACTTTAATATTAGTAATGTTGCTCTAGTGCAAGTGAGAAATGTTATTTACGAGAAAATGGGCAACAATCCCATTAAATATATTCTTGGATTGTCAAACAAGAGCTTAAAACATAACCTATCAGACTACAATGTGCAATGTTTCTTTCTTGCTATAAAAGAGCTGTATGTGGATAAAGGATACAGATATGGTCATGGTTGGCTGTACGATCCACTTCCAGGTAACATTGAAGAAGTTATAAATAGTATTTGTGACCTTGTTGAAGAAGAAGAGGATGCGTTAACAGAAGAACTGGAAGCAGTTTTTGACATGGGTGAGGAAGGGTTTGTTGCCACAGGAGAAATCATTCAACAAGTAATGGATTTACGTGAATGTGACGAAGATGAAGCAAAACGCTTTGTCGCTTTGGGAATACATTTGGGATGTACATTCGGTGATTTAAATGATACATTTGAAGAATGCCCCTATGGTGAACAACTGTATTGTGCAAATGGTATTGATTATTATATTGGTACAGAAGACGAACTGAACAATATAGCTAGTGATAGAGTACATAATGATGGTGAATATGAGTATTTATGGCGCGAAGCTGTGGCTGCTAAAAGTACTACTGATTCTTTGAGTGATTGGCTGGATTCAATCATAAGTGAGGATGGTTGGTGCTCTGTGTTAAATCATTGGGATGGACGCTATGAGGAATATAAAGTTGCCGGAGAATATATTTGTGTTTGTAGATCATGAAAAGTAAAATGATGCAGTAGTCATAAACGATAATTGATTATGGAAAACAATAAAACAATTGATTATTGGAGGCACCCAACTAAAAGGGAAATTAAGTTCGGTGAGGGAGCTATTCATTGGTTAACAGTGGATATTGAGAAAGTAAAGAAGCCGGACGGAAGTTTAAAGAAATGGTTTATTCATACAGACGGACTAAGGTACAATCGACCATAGTTAAAGTGATGTCTGTAAAGCAAAGGCTGTTCTAATAAAATAGAGCAGCCTTTTGTGTTAAACAATGGTTAAAGTGGACAACTATTCACACCATATAAAACTATAAAATCTATTCACATTAAAACAGTAATAAATATGCCATTGAAAATTGAGAATATCAAGTTGGCAGGAACCAAGTTTGATGGTCGCGCTAAGTTGTCTCCAGAACAACGCCAAGCTATTCAAATTTTGGCCCGTGAGGGATATAGTCAAAGAAAATTGGCCGCTATGTTCAATGTTAGCAAGCGGCTTATACAATCTATACTATCTCCTCCTGTTCGTAAACACTCTAAGCAATACCCAACAGAATATTGGACAGAGTTAAAACGGAAATGTCGTAAAAAGAAAATTGATTTATATAAAAATGGAAAGATCAAATTTAATAACAAGCTGAAAAATAAATGAGACGCAAGCGTATCAAGTATGTAGCTAACATTGATTTTGGCTATCGTTCAATTACTGATGCAAAGCAACATATAAAAATATTCTTGAAATCGCTTCTTTCGCAAATAGGACTACGTTTTGGAGTTGATTATATCGTGACTGTTAATTATTTGCGAATAAGACATCTGAAAAATATTACAGGAAAAATAACTACCACACTTAAAGAGATGTTTCCAGTGTTCAATTTTTATTGGAAGACCCCAAGAATGTTAGTGTGGTTCTAAAATCAACATTTAATAATTTAACAAGTATGGAAAAGCATTCTATTTCGGTTTTAGGAGCCGATAAGAAACAGTATGAAATCGCAGATTTCAGAGCAAGAGGTATGGATTATACTAATGCTATTGGCATTATCGTAACAACAGATTTTATGAGCCGTATTTTGGCGTTTGACACCTGGCAAGAACGATGGGGAAACACCGATAGGGTCTTGACTGAAGAGCAGAATGAGTCCGTTGCTATGCAAACTTTCTCCGGATTTGATCTAACCAAACGTATTGTAGAAGCACAGGTCAATATTGACGGAATGACTGCTGCTAAACGTTGTTGGAATTATCAAAAAGGTGATCTCCAGTGGTATTTGCCTTGTTTGATGGAGCTAGGAGTTCTTCGCGCATATCGTGATGAAATAAACAAAGCAATGGAAGAAATTGGATGTCCCGATGAGTGTTTACTTCCTACAGAAGATTCTGATGAAACTTGGGTTTGGAGTTGTAGTGAGTACAGTCAGTACTACAGCTGGAACGTGTACTTTAGTAATGGCAGCTTCAACCTCAACACCAGCAAGTACTACAGTAACGTGGTGAGAGCGGTTGCAGCATTTCAGCCCTCGCCGAGCCTGTTGACAGGCGAGGGAAAAAGAAACGACTGTTTGCTTAGTGATGAAGCACTTATAAACATGTTACGTGAACGTGGTTATAAAGGTGAATTGACTAAAACCTTGACTATTTAATATTATTGCCACCCATATTTGATATGGTATGGGTGGCAGAATATTCTTTAACAGCATGGAAACATTTGAAAAGATTATAGAACAATACACACAAAGCGAAGTGTGTATGGGAGAATTGTTAGCTAATATTTCGGCAGATGGTATGTCTATTGAAGATGCTTTTGAATTGTATATAAAAGCTATGAATTATACTGAAAAAGATGAATTTTATCAATTAGCTGACGGAGAAGTGAAACTATTAACAGCTAAGAGTGAAGACGACAAACAGCCTTTAAAACAATTGTTTAATTCGTTAAGCATGTCTTGATATATAAAATTGAATATGAATAAATACTATTTTGTAAATATAGGCGCTGAGGTAATATGGCATCCTGCAAATAGTGACGATCAGAAGGTTATGCAAGTGTGCACATCTGTTCCTCATCCGGTTGAAAATGATACACCAGTTTCTTTAATTTTTACTGATAAAAGAGGAAATATTCAAGTAAAGGCCAGCGAATTAGCTCCAAAGTTAACTGATTTTAATCAAGGATACTGGTGTGCAATTCAAGATGCAATAAGCAGTGGTGCCTCTGATACAACAATTCAGGAGATGTTACGTAGTGCTAGATTTACATACTGGGAATGTTACTGGCATATACAAAATTCTGATTTTCAGTCAGAAAAACTGTGGAAAATTATTCGTGAAGCGTTCTGTCAAAATCCAGATTGTATTGATTGGAATGGTGCTGATTATCCAATAAAAACGGTGGTAATATTTGAAAACACTCCTAATGAAGAAGAGGTGACTGTATCTGTAGAACGGTTGGGGAGACAATTATTGGATGATATGGGTAATTGGAGTACACGAGAAGCAGAATTTGTAGATGAGCAGATTTATTTCTATTTGGATGAAGAGACTTTTAATATGCCTGACAAAGATATTGTAGAATACTTAGAGAAACAATGAAATTACTTTATATAGATTTATTTTGTGGTGCCGGTGGAACCAGCACAGGAGTAGAAAAAGCCCGTTTAGAGAATGAACAATGTGCTAAGGTAATAGCGTGTGTAAACCATGATAAAAATGCGATTGCAAGTCATGCTGCTAATCATCCGGATGCTCTTCATTTTACAGAAGATATTCGTACACTAAATTTATCTTCTTTAGTTTCCCATCTACAAAAATGCAGAGCTGAATTTCCTGAAGCACTGATAGTTTTATGGGCTTCGTTGGAGTGTACCAATTTTAGCAAGGCAAAAGGTGGACAACCGCGAGATGCTGATAGCCGAACGCTTGCAGAACATTTGTTTCGGTATATTGAGGCTATTAATCCGGACTATATTCAAATTGAGAATGTAGAAGAATTTATGTCATGGGGAGATCTTGATGAGTATGGTAAGCCTGTTAGTAAAGATAAGGGAAACTCTTATTTAAAATGGATTTCTAAAGTACAATCTTATGGTTATCATTTTGACCATAGAATCCTTAATGCGGCTGATTATGGAGCGTACACATCTCGGAAACGTTTCTTTGGGATATTTGCTAAAATGGATTTGCCAATTGTCTTTCCAACCCCAACGCATTCTAAAATTTCTGGAATAAACAAGAAACAGTGGAAACCGGTAAAAGATGTGCTAGATTTTGAGGATGAAGGAAAAAGTATTTTTGGAAGGAAGAAACCATTGGTGGATGCGTCTTTAAACCGTATCTATGCTGGTTTAATCAAATTTGTGGCGGGAGGAAAAGATGCTTTTCTTGTAAAATACAACTCTATGAATCAGGCCGGGAAATATGTAGCTCCTGATATAGAATATCCATGTCCTACTGTAGCTACTCAGAATAGGTTAGGATTAGCTCATGTGAATTTCTTATCTAAAGCATATAGTGGCGAGCCAATGAGTAAAAATATCAGTGTAGAACAACCGGCTGGTGCTATTACAACAAAAGACCATCATACATTCATCTCTGTACAGTATGGTAATGGGTTTGTTAAAGATGTGAATTCTCCTGCTCCAACATTGACAACGAAAGATCGTTGTGCATTAATCTGTTCTAATTTTATTGACCAACAATATGGTAATAGTAAACCTGCATCAATGGAAAAGCCTTTAGGATGTATTACTGCAAATCCTAAATACAATCTTGTTAGCTGTAATAGATGGATAATGAACACTAACTTTAAAAATACAGGAAGTTCTATAAGTGAGCCATCCCAAACAATTACCGCCAATCGCAAATGGCACTATTTAATGAATCCCCAATATTCGTCTCCTGGAGGTTCTGTAGACAAACCTTGTTTTACATTAATAGCAAGGATGGATAAAATGCCGCCATATCTTATTGAAGCATCTGGGAATTGTGAATTGCCATCTTTTATTGTTCCGGCAGACGGATGCTTGGTTTATCAAATATATGATGACGACACCGAACCTATGAAGAAGATAAAAGAATTTATGGCCATGTACGGTATCATGGATATTAAGATGCGTATGCTGAAGATCCCAGAATTAAAAAAGATTATGGGATTTCCTGAAGATTATGTTCTTGTTGGAACCCAGGCTGAACAAAAGAAATATATTGGCAATGCCGTAGAAGTTAATATGGCACGAGTTCTTTGTGAGGCATTGTGTAGAATATTAGTAACAACACAACGTAAAGTTGCATAATTAAACAACAATAATATGGAAAATTTCAAATTTAATGTTGGAGATAATGTGAAAATTGTCTCTAACGATTTACAACCGGCAATGGTTGGGAAAATTGGTCGAGTAAAGAAGGTATATCCTTCATTTTCTGAAGATTCAGATAACAACATTCAGCCTTCTTACTTTTATCGCGTTGAAGTTGGAGGAACTGTTTTAAAAGGAATTGCAGCAAGTAGTGATCTGGAAAAAGTATAGACGAAACGATATGAAAAAATATAGAGTGACGATTGAGTTGAATGCTTTTGAAATAGTGGTTCCTGCTAACAATAAAGTCGAAGCCAAAAGAAAAGCTATTGAGAAACTTCAAAGAAAGAGGATCACTTCTCTGATCCGTAAATCTTGGCCAGACAACAAGAAGGAGGTGTATGTTGATGAGGAGTAATTCAAACCCCCAAACAATGAGGAAAGATGATATTACAGAACCCATGAATACCTGGGACAACTTTTATCAAAGTCGTGTTTGTAACAACATTTATGTTAATGCGTTTTGTAAAAAATACAATCGTTTTATAGAAGAAATAATTGTCAATATACAACAAATATCCTATAATTTGAAAACACCCCTTATCTTAAAAGAGGAAGGATGTGGCATAGGTACTGTAAGCCTTGCTATATCGAAAATAGGAGAGAGGTTGTTTAATTCTTTTGGATTAACCGATAGTTCTGATACAAAGAAAATTTCAAAAGTTGTCTTCTCGGACATCAATATTCCTATGTTAGAGCTATGTTGCAAGAACACACTCTCAATATCTACGAATAATTACTTCGGAAAAGTCCCATTGTTTTATGCTAAAGAAAATATTTGTGAGCCTAAGTTTTTTGAGTCATCTACGGTAGTGGTAACACATGGAGTTCTGGAACACTTTTCAGATGAAGATATAACAAGAATTATGTCAACGTATAACAATGATAAGGTTTTGTTTCAGGCTCATTATGTTCCAACTTGCCAATACGCATCTCCTTCTTTTGGAGATGAACGTTTGCTGCCTATTGATTATTGGATTGCGTTAATCAAACCGGATTATTATCTTCTTGATAATGGTGGCAAAGATTTGTATATGTTTAAAACTAAATAGAACAGAAATGAATGTACTTGAACATTATGTAACCGATATTATTGGCGAACCATATTATGATGATTATGGTAGTGGAAATTATTATTGGTGGCTGAAAGTGAAAGCTTTATGTTATGGATGTGAGTGTGAAACAACTTTAATGTTTGATAGCAAAGAAGAAGCTCTTGCTATCAAAAAGGGATATATGTTCTTGTCTTAATATGAGTGAAATCGAATTTAGGATAGCAGAAATATTGGGATGGTCTGCGATTGAAAATGATATGGAAGTCCCTAAAGATGTTCAACAGTTGGCACAAGCTACAAGATATTTAGCAACACAACTTAGAATAATTTGCAAAACAGAGATTGGTGATGAAAAAATAGCTGATGTTATATTGAAGCAAGCTGTTGATATTTTGAAATAAAACAATAAGGATATGAATAAATCAATAGAAAAAGCCTTTGAAGAATCGTGGCTCAACGATTATTATCACGGTAACTATAAAACTCACGCCCAAGTTGGTTTTTATGCTGGTGCTGTATGGCAATCAAATCAAATGGCATGGATAAACGTGAACGATAAAATGCCCGAAGATGGAATTGAAGTGGATGAGAGAACCATTCTTGCACATACCAAAGAGGTAATAGTACTCTATAAAAATGGATTTGTAGGGAAAGGAAAACGCATTTATATGGATAATAAGAAAAGGTGGCAATGGTCTTGTCTCAAAAGCGAAGATATTACTCATTGGATGTTTATTCCAATTAACTAATAAGAAAGGATTTAAAATATAAAAAAGGACGCTCTGGAGCGTCCTAAAAGATTATTGCTTTCTGAAGGCAATATGTCACGATCTTTTTACCAATGCGTTTTGATAACGTCGAGTTTTATAGTTACTAAACCTATGTTCTATGTGGTTCCAGACTTTACTATAAAGTATCCCTAAACATGGGGTTACAAAATACTCGTTTATATAAGGTAGATGGTTTGCAACCCATCCTATAAAGCTTTCGATCATAATATTGAAATTATAATTAATAAAAGCCCGTCACGCATGGCGTAGTGCAAAAGTAAATATAGTAATTAAAAAATAAAAATAATATGGTAAAAATTCATGTAGTAAGTAGTGGAGAAATGTATTTCAACAGAACGTTATAGACTCTAATCGGCAAAGCGAAAGCTATGCGTAATACACGCGATTATGAAATTCAGTGATTTACCGATTGAAATCCAACAACGATTGAATTGCGAACGATTGAATTTACGTAATCGTTCAATCAACAGTGCATACGAGGTGCTATTGTATAATCAACTTGGTACTCGTTATTTTCATGCAAGACGCCATCAAAATTCGTGGTATGATGATAAAGGTAACTATATGCCGTTTGGTGGTGGTTCTGAATGGACATTGCAATATGGATGTATAGGTTTCTCTCGTAAGAAGCAAGTAATGGGTTACGATTATGAATTATGTCGTGGTAAGACCTATTCTAAGTCTGCAAATGGGACAATTATTCCGACTTCTGTAAAAACAAAGAAGGAAGTTTTGAGTATAGCAAAAGCGATTGGAATATTTGATTTTTAATGTTTACCAGATTGCGGTTAGATGGACCATTATGAAATGTTTCAGAGAATGGTTTGTATTGCAGATTTAATAGAAGGATTTGAATTTTAAAAAAGGAGTCAATATGGATTTAGAACAAGTGATAAAGCAAAGTCAGGGTGAAAGATATGTTTACCCTGATATATTCCCAGATAACTGTGGACTTGATATTGTATTACCCAATGATAAACTTCATGCTGTAAGATCATGGGGATATAGAAAAAATAATCCCAAAAGACGCGCCACACTTGAAGTTTCTACATTTAGGGGAATATCTTTTAATGCCATTCATTATTATGGGAAAATAAATATTCAAGGGGTTAATATGGAAGTGGATGGAGAACCTGGACATAGTAGGATGGTTTTTGATGATAACATCCCATTAGCGCATTATACCTATGAACTTGAACTTAAACGTCCGCTTTCCAAAGAAGAAATAAGCGAAGATCCGGAACGATGGGGAGACTATTATAATGAAGGCGATTTGACTAATTGTTTTAACACAATAGAGGAGATTATTGCATTGGCAAAAGAAGTTTTTCGATTACGTTTTATTGGCGACTGGGAGTTTTATGTAGAAAGCCCATACAGTAGATATGATGGCAAACTTGATATTAACAACCAACCAACTGGATATGAATAAGAACAAAAAGAATCAGTCAGATTTGATAAAGAAGGCAAAGTATAATCAATATTTGGCAAACCTAAGACTTTGTGGTATCGGGAAAAGAAATAAACTTACGTTGTCATACAGTGAATTTGTAAAAAAGATGCTATGAGTAAGGAAAAACAAATTTGGGATTTAGTAAGCCGTATTTTAGATAGTTGTGGAGAAGAAAGTGACGGAATATCTATACACGAATCCGAAGATACAGGAAATGGTGAGCTTCATAGAAAGATCTATACTCATCATGGATACTGCTTTGAATTAACCTGTTACACAGATTGTGATCCAGAAGACATCTACAATGTTGAAAACGGATGCGTGTATTGCTTCAGTGAGCCGTGGGATGGATTCAATGAGGCCGGTATTGACAAAGCTATTGAAATATTGAAAGCATTAGTTTAATTAAAGTTGATATTCCCAGCGATTGTCCTTTGGAATAATATGTAAAAATAAGAAATATGAATGAAACATTGGAACAACAAATTAAACGTCTGGAATTTTGTCGTGATTGCATCGACCAGTCTTATCAAGCAGGGAGAGATGAATACAATCGGCTTGAACGGATGATTGAGGAACTGAAAGAACAACTAAAATCTACTGAATATGTATGTAGCAAGAGATAAAGATGGGACATTATGTGTGTTTTTTAACAAACCTGTAAAGGGCTATATATTTGAAAGATGGCAATCTGTTAGTGTCTATTCACGTGATTATTTTAAATTAGACTCTTCTTTATTTCCCGAAGTAAGTTGGGAAGATGAAGAGCCGACAGAAGTTGAATTAGTAAAGAAATAATAAAATGAAGAAATAGTACAATAAAATGCGTAGATATATGAAACAAAAAACGCATCTTCCCAGATGCGCTAAAAGAATTACTGCTCATTAAGTTGAACTTCTATTACTACTTTTTTTATACATTGAATTGTCCTAAGTGGTAGCGTGTCATTAATGGACACTGATTCAACTTTTGTGGGCTCAGTTTTTTGCTCAATATGTTTGTCGTTAGATAAACGACAAATTTGGTATTCTGTTCCTAATATACTTACAATAATTGATATTATGAAAGAATCCCTAATAGAACGCCAATCTGATTTTGTCATAAATACCTCACAATCTAGCAGCATTCTTTTATGCAAAGATAGATATTTATTTTTATAATATAATAATTTGTGAAAATGATTTTTGAATGACCTTGTAAAAACTGATTAATAAAAAACAATAACAATATGGTACAGTTTACAACACAAGTTGCAACAAGCATAGAGCAGTCGCAACAATTAATAGAGTTAGGTGTAAAACCTGAAACAGCAGATTTGGTATATCGCAGTACAAAATCAAAAACAGGTTCATTGGAATGGGAACTACAATTGTGTCCTCCATCACTGGAAGGTATAGATAACAATGGCATCCCGGCATGGAGCTTAGCTCGGTTACTTGAACTACTTCCTTATGAGATTCCTTGTGACAGATCAAATGTTCTTCACCATCCAGAACTGATTAAGTATGAGACTGGATATAACTTCTCTGTATGTAGATATACCATAGATTGTTTTTCCGGCACCCAGATCGAGAACAGCCCTTTTGACAGTTGTGTGTCTATGATTAAGTGGCTTATCGCAAAAGGGTATTTTAGCAAAGAATATTTGCTATGAGGAGAATGCCATTTACTCTTATGGATGATCCATGTTATCGTCCATTCTGCCAGTTCCCGGAAAAATATTACTGGAGAATGCCTTTATGGAAAGATAGGGGCAAGGTTAATTCACGTACATTTTTAGGATGGTGTATGCGAGTAGTAGAAAAGGTGTACTTAGCAATGCAAACAGAGCCAACCATTCTACGAACTCCTCCTTCTTTGATAAACCGGTATGTACCTCCGACGCCAGAACATCTTTATTCAATGCAGATAATAATTCCTTCTCGACCTCTTGCCTATGACGTTCAAGAAGAATTGCGTAGTTGTATAGAGTTACGCCAGCTGTACTCACACCAATGGTCAACACGACTATCAGACAAAGAAATACCACGCGGGTACATAGCGGTTCTTGAAAATTATCATGGAGGGAAACTAATATCCCGTATAGGCTTGCGCTGGCTACGAGTACACCCTGCCAAAATTCTGATCTTTTCTGAAAAGCTTTAAAAGACTACAAATTTAATAATGTGTATAATTGAATATAATCGTATTTAAATAAATGAATAAAGAAAGGAAAGGTAGATTCAATGATGTTATAAGCTCTCTGGAAGAAGCGAAGGGAGAAGTGGAGGACATCTTAAACGAAGAACAAGACTCTTACGATTCCCTTCCAGATGGTTTGCAAATGTCTTCCAGAGGAGAAAAGATGCAGGACTACATCGGCTTGATGGAGGACTGCATAAGTAAAATAGATGAAGTGGTTGGGTTTGTGGAGGAGAAAATTATAAGGAAAAAATAAGTGTTATTTGTGTATATCAAATACATTGCTTACTTTTGTTGTAGTATTAATTATAAGAACATGAATAGACAAGAATTTTGCCAAATAATTGTAGATATACGAAAGCAATCTACCATAAAAATGAAAGACATTTGTTTTCAAATGGGAGTTATGCCTACTGCTATATATCGTTTAGAAAAAGGAAGTGGAAATTTTGAGATGGGGAATATGATGTCGTATATTAAAGCACTACAGCATATTCTTGTAATTGAGAACGGACAACAATCATATCGTACACATGATGCACAAGAATTAGGAAGCATATTAGCATTAATTCGTAAAGAAAAAGCGATGTCGCAGAGAACTTTGGCTGAAAAAGCGGGATGTTCTCACCTTACAATTGCGAATATTGAAAGAAAAACAACTACTATTAGTATAGACACATTACTTAAAACGGTAGCTGTCTTGGGATATACAATTAAAATTGAAAAACAATAATTGTTATGGTTGCGTTTATTTGTGTTATTATTTGGATTATAGTAACGCCTTGCATTGCTGTTATATGTGGATTGCCTTTAAAAAAAGAAAAAGGTCAATATATTTCGTGGAAAAGATATAGTACATGTATGTTATTAGTGTCTATGTTTACTTTTTTCCTTTTGTATATGTATGACGAACATTATGAATTACTATATAAGCTTTTCTTAGCTATTGGAGTAATTGGTATTGTTATTTATGCTTTGGGTATATCGTTTTTTAGATCTAAAAGATGATTGTCTGGCAATAAGAATTAGCGTATTATTTCTGATTTCAATACCTTTTTCATAACCGTTCTTCTTCTTTTTTTCTATTCTATAGAAAATGATAAAGAATATGGAAGAACCTAAAAATGCAAAATTATTCTTGGCATTAAAAAGTAGATATGCCTTACACAATACTGATCGTTTGGTAGAGTTCATATTGGACGACCAGAAGACATCTTTTGACTTTATTACTGAAATTATTCCCCAAATAGAAGAAGAGAATAAAAAAGCTCCTAAACTTTTCAAGGTAACTGTTGATACAGACATTCTGGAAAGGTTACGTGCAAAACAATCATGTAAGGGGAAATATCCCCTTAATGATGCGAATATAGCAAATGAAGTAAGGCTGATAGAAGTATATCTAGCAGATAAGGTTTGGGACCTTGTTGGACTAGCCTATATGGACCAACGCTAAAATTCTATTATATTTCCAGCCATTTTAGGGTTATCAATCATTTTCTGAGATAATTCTAACGCTTTATCAATATGATATTGAGGAATTCCATGTCGGCAAGATTCAAAAAAAACTTGCGGACATGTGGAAACGTATGTTTGGCACCCAACCCAAATTCTCTCTTTTTCATAAGGGGTTACTTCGGGACCAAAAGCTCTTGTTACAACTTTTACTAATAACTCAATGAGGTCTTGCTTTTCTTTTGTATTCATTGTATCATCAATTGGTTTGATTGCAAAAATACAAAATATTGATATTTAGCTATAATTATAGCTGATTAATTTTCAAAAAGACATCAATATCATAACTACTTCTTTTCTATTTTTCTTATCTAAGCTAATTCTATTAGAATAAATACAGCAACAAATTTGTAACTAAAAAATAAATTATTACCTTTACCAAACAAATTGGAAATGATTTTGTACATTGAACAATCCTGTTAATTATGTCAGTTTATGTATTTACTCATAATAAAAATAGAATAAGATATGTACCCACACGATAACATTTTTAGTATTTATTACAATATAGGAAAACGAACTCCATTCTTGGTTAAGCGATGTGAGTTAGGATTAGCACGTTCATCCAGTGAGGAAAGACGTATTGACCCAAATCAAGATAGAACTTTCTTAGTTGAAACAGTAAAGCCGCGTGGAAAATATGGTAAGGCTTATGGCAAGTGTTTTGTAAATGGTAAGCCTGACGATACATATAGACAAGAATGCTATCCAAATATCAAAGATGAAGAGATTCCTTGCGCTGGGTGTGGAGAATGGGTCTTGATTGATGTTCCCGGCGTATCGCTTGATGAAATATTCCCAATTCATAAAGCGGATGAGATACTTATGTTTGGTAAATATAAGGGTAAAACTTATGGTGATATTTATAAAGTAGATTATCAATATCTTCATTGGCTAGAAAAAACAGACAGGCTTTTCAAAGTTGATTTTGAGGAACTTAAACAATTATATCCAGATGTCGAAAAGCAGGAAAATATATCTATTGCAGACAAAGTAATTGATTTTGGGAAATATAAGGGACAAAAGTTTCGTGACATTAAAGATGATATTTCTTATCTTGAATGGCTTGTCTCAATAGACAAAATATCTATTGAAGATTTTGAGTTGTTGACCACGATATAATACCATACAGTTTTGGCTATAAACACTTTTAATACACATATTTATATGAATAAATTTTTATGCTCTCTTGTATTTGTGCTTTCTTTTTCTTCAGTCCATGCACAATCTAATGATTCACAAAAGGAAATACAAACACTTGTCCAGAGAGTCGATTCTCTTGAACATGAATTGTCATACCTTAAATTGACTTATGAATTAAATACACTTAATTCCGACATAACAATGTTTGCAAACGAAGTGTACACCAAATCTATCGCAATTCAATTAGACCTCTATAATCGAAATTTTAATTCCAAATTAGGTGATTCGTATCAACGATATTATGAATCATGCCAACGTAAGAAACAATCAATTTCTGAACTCATTGAAGCTAAGAAAACATTATACTTAATTAAAGTTATAACATATCCTTATTCCGAGAGTGAACTAAAGACGTTAAAGGCAAGTTATAACGTAATTAATGATGCGTATGGATCGTTAGGGAAATCAATGGAATTACTGAAAATTGTTATTGATACATATAATGAGTTTTTGTAACTATTTCTATTAGAATAAATACAGTAACATATTTTTTTTCTGTTGGCATTTGTTAAGAGACTGTACCTAAAGGTTCGGTCTCTTTTTATTTTTATAGTTTCCAATTCTTTTCTCATTATATATTAAATTGTTATTTGTATAGTAAATATTAGTCGTAGGGCACAACTATAGCTAATTATTTTTTCAAAAACATACCTGGTTTTATAAACTAATCTCATCCAGTTCCAACTATTACTTAAAAAAAAGACCGGAGATATGTTCCCCGGTCATACAGATAAAATTCATCAATTTGCAGAGTCTTTTTGACTCCTTTTGGTTAGTCCTGCAAGCCTTGCGATGACAGCTGAAATAATATCATAAACCAGAATAACGTAATTGATCCATGATATTCCAGGTGCATTGACAAGGTTTGCTACTAAAAGGGCAACCAACATGACTAATCTTACCATGTTGGTTGCAAAATTACATAAATCGTTGATAATCGTATATAATCATTTATAAATATGACAAAAAACAAATTATCTATTGCGCCTCCAGATAAGAAGAAGACTTTGGAGGCGTTTTTTCGTTATTATGAGTTAAGCCGTTTATTGTTTGGTCAAAAACAAAACGAAATATATGATGTCACAGACATTCCGAAAACAAATAAGTTTTATGAGTTAGCGAAAGAAATAGCTAAACAATTAGAAATTGACTGGGAAAGTATGACACACGAAGAAAGTAATCGTGTTATGTTGGCCCTATTGGAAGATTCATTTAATCTTATACGCGATATTGAAGACTCCAAATCTATAATCCTTCAAACTAAAATAGTGATAAAGAAATGAGTGATGCACAGATTTATGATTTGTATGCTCAAAAAATTTCGGATATTACCAATATTCCATATCCTTATATTATTGCATTGAGAGACAATGGCTTGTTGAATCAGAAAGAAGCAAGAGATAAGTTGATCAGGCATGATTATTGGAAATTGATGAAAACAAACAAATTCACACATAATCAGATACTTGAAAAACTTTCTGGTATATATGATGTCAATAAACGTAAAATTTTATATGCGATAAAAGTTAAACCCAAGCGTGTATATTATTGTAGGCAATGTGGACTCCAGTTATCGAAAGTCAAATACATCCGGAACGATGGTATATGCGATAAGTGTATTTCTAAACAAATAAAATTATAAATTATGGACAATCTGTACATTGAAGCGTATAAGTTCTATAAGAGTGAATACGCACATGGTTTAGTATTATTTCATATCCGATCTCACTTTGAGGCTTATGAAGATGATGCTATTCAATTGGGAACTGTGCTGAACCTCCCAGTACATCTAAAAGAAGGCGTGAAATTCTGTGGTTTTCCAGATTATGAACTTGAAAACACCTTGTTATTCCTTGTACAGATTGGTATCTCGGTTAAGACTATAGAATATCGAGATGAAAATGGAATATTTTCAATACCAAAAGTGAAACAAATTTTGGACGATATTGAAGTTGATTATTGACATTTTCGATATACTAATAGTGATTTTTGTAAATATCTGTAATATAGTCAGTTACATTCAGTTTTTTATTTAGTTGCGCATGTAGTCAAACTGTTGTGTATCAGCTTGTTAAATAAAAAATACTTCGTAAATTGACATTGTAATTTAAAACAAAGTCGTACCTTTGCCTCACCATCTTAACAAAATAGTTGGTGAGGTTTTATATGTAAACAAAAATCATAGTAATATGGACAAGATAAAAACAAAATTGAAATTTATTAAGTCAGACCGTACAGAGTCATGGGTAGGATTTGTTTCTATCAACACTAAAACCGGTTACATTAAGGGCGTTAGAGAAGACGCAAAGGGTCCTAAAAAAGTATGTATTGTAACACATGAGCTAGAGCCAATTATTGAGCCGAATGTGCTTTATGATGTACAAATGGTTCCTATGAAAAATGAAAAGGCTGGATACATCGTTGTAGCAGCGGAACCACATGCTTTTGATGCAAGAATTACTTCTACAGTTGTTAAGAATGCTGTGTATTTAGTGGAAGTAAAGTTCGGAAACAAGACAATCAAATACGACCCGCTGGATGGTGTCAAAGATTCTGTCCGTACTATTGATGGGGTTGTAGATGAACTGTCAAAACGTAAAGACATCAAAAATCTATTGTTGGTAATTGATGATTTCTGTAAGTCAGCAAACATTGTATTAACCGCATTCCAGAACGATGGTCATTATGTCGCAGCAAAAAAAGTTCTCAAAAAGTAGAAAACCTAAGCTGCCGAGAAAAAGAAAAAAGGCTTGCATAAAAGCACAAGGACGCGCTTCGTATTATAGTACTGTTAATCTTGCTAAAGTAGATGGAGAGTGGCCTTGTAAATTTTGGGTTAATTCGACAGTAGAGATGAAACCGGTAATGATAAATGGTGCTGTGGCTCTTATTCCCACACCAGCTCAATATTGGTAGAATATTATGAAAATTCCAGTAGAAGGAATAGCTACAGATGCAGCTCATTCCACGAAAAACAAAATAACAGAGTTTCAGGGGATAGATTTACGGACCGGTAAGCGGATCTTTTATCAGAACCTGGGGAATAAAACAGTGAATATTGGTGAGTTCTTAGGTGTTGTTGAAGCGGTAAAATACATCATAGAAAATGATTATTCCCCTAGAATTATCTATACGGACAGTAAAACAGCAATTGCCTGGTTTCAAAATAAGAAAACAGCATCCAAGAAGAAATGCAAAGAACTTCAGAAAGCCGAGATATTTCTTAAAACTCTTGCATGGGATGTTGATACAATTGAAGTCCGACACTGGAACAACAAAGAATGGGGTGAGACCCCTGCTGATTTTGGAAACAAATGAAAATAAATACAATATGAAGATTAAATTTCGCATAGGTAATAAGAAAGTTAAAACTTTATGGCTCTTATTCCAATTTCTCTTTTGTATATATTTCTTCGTAATGGCCATTACGGAAGTATATCAAAGCTGTAGCATTGATTATACTTGGACAACTTTAAGTATATATGTTGGTGGAAGTGAGATAACTTGTGTACTAATATTAATGGGGCTGTTATTGAGTTTTTGCACTATTTTATCAAGTATGGCTGATTTCTTATCAATCTTGGCTTGTTGGGTGCGTTATTTTACGACAAAGAAAAACTGTGCCGCCAACCACGACACAGAGTTAGATGCAAAATAATTAATTGAAAGTATAGGACACTGCTGTTGATTACAAGTTAAACAAAGACATTAAACGCTCTATTCCTTTTAGGATGCAGGATAAATTGAGTAATCTAACATTAAAGTAAGTTTCGGTGTGTTTTACCTCAACTTGATTGGATTTAATGTTTGTCTTAGATCTCTTTGCTTCAACACTCACAAGGCAGTGCTCCTTGCTTTTAGTTACCATTGCGAGCACAAAGTTATATGTTTTAAACTTACAAACAGTAAAATCTCCTAATTAAATAAATTATAGTATGAAAGAGCAAATCATATCTGAAAGGGCAAGTATTGTTGCTAATTTAAGACAATTGGTTCAGTCCTTAGTGGAATTGAATACGAAGGCTAAAACACACGTATCTTCCAATAAGGCAGACATTAAGAAATTGAAAAAAGACAATAAAGAGTTGGAGAAGATGAAAACCAGAAACTCATTCTTTATCAGGATTTTTTCTTTGTTTTTTAAGTCTTGATTAGACGATGCCGCAATGGTGGAATTGGTAGACACGATGGACTTAAAATCCATTTGTCCGAATGGATAATGCAGGTTCGACTCCTGTTTGCGGCACAATGACATAAGTCAATAAGAGTTCTTTGAAATATACCAAACTTAATATGCGATGAAAAAGTATATAGAACAATTCATTTTTATGATAACGGTCTTATTCATTGGCAATAGAGTATTCAATCATGTTGACGCTTGGTTGGGAATTGCTATATGTTTTGGGGCTTGTTATCCAGTTATTAACATCATTAAATTAATTATCAAAAAACATGAAAACGAAGATTAAGTTTATGTTGGTTGCTCTTATGGCAGCAGTGATTTTTTCATCTTGTGAGCGTGTTGCTCCTAACTATGCCGGTGTCCTTATGGAGCATTACGGTAAAAAAGGTAAAGACGATTTTAAGATTGTGTCTGGAAAGGTTTCTACATGGGAATGGGGAACAGAGCTATTCCAGGTGCCATTGTTTGAACAGCGAGGAGGTTTCCAGAGAGCGGTTACTCTGAAAGCTGCTGACAATACGGAATTTGAGGCTACTCCCTTATACTCATATAGAGTAATAAAAGACAAAGCGATTGATGTTGTTTTCGATAATAAGCATATAGGCAATGGCGATGGCTTTATGAGGTCTCTGGAAGATAATATTTTGGAACCGCGTATTTACGACCTAATTAAAGAAGAAAGCCGGAAGTATAAAACAGACACGCTTATGGCCGATGGTGGTTCTTTAGCTTTTGAGAAGCAGCTAGAGGATATTGTTAGAGCGGAGTTTAAAGAACGAGGGCTAGATTTGAAATCGTTTTCTGCTCAATTAGAGTTTAGCAAAAGGGTCCGAGAAAAGATTGATAATAGAAACGAGGTTAACACTAATATTTCCGTTATTGATCAGAAAATCGAGGAACAGAAAAAGCAAAACGAACTGGAAAGATTAAAAACCGAACAGGCTCTTATCACATCGAAAGGGTTAACTAAAGAAATTCTATACAAACAGTTTATTGACAAATGGGACGGAAAAACACCGCTGTATGGGGTAACTCCAGAATTTCTGAAAATGACGAATTAAAACTCATAAATAAATTGGAAAGAGGAGGGGTGCGATCCATGTAGTTTCCAACTTTGGTTTCGCTGGGATGGCTGCATGGGTTGTTAAGAAACATCTTGGAAAAATGTTTTGCACCCCTTTATTCCTCTGGATGGAAATTATGTAAAATGCTTGAATGCCTGTGAACCGATCGTATTTCACATTCCAAATGGCAAGAAAGCTCAATTGTTGTTTTTACGTCCTACGGACGGCTTATCGTCTTTTGATTTCCTGTATAAGAGTTTGTATCTCTCGTACAAGGAGGATAAGCAACAGCAAATTAATTTCCATTGCGGCTGCAAAGTTAAGGGTTTTGCAGTGATGGACAATAGTTTAATTGGTAGAACGTCCGTTTTTAACGGAAAGTCCTGGTTCAAGTCTCGGTTGTCCAACGAATTATAAATAGCCTGTAATACATTAAAAAGAGAAACTTTAATTATTTTTTTACTTATAATATACATTATGAAAATTGTTTTTAACAAATCATCTTTTGAGTTTGACGGTTTAAATGTTGTATTGAGCATTATACTATTATATGCGGCGTTCAATAACGAGTTGTCTTTTAATGCCTTCTATTTGGATTCTATATGGCTAAAGGGTATATGGATAGCTTTTTTGATTATTCTATTTATTTTATTGGTACTAAGGATTATTCTCTTAGTCATTCAACTGAAAAGGATATTCAAAGAAAAGAAAGTAACTAAAGACAATTAATGTGTTAACGCTTTCTATTAAAAGCCGGTGAAAAATCCGGCTATTTGCTCGGTTCGTCTATCGGAAAGGACATCTGCCTTTCGAGCAGAAAAGAATGGTTCGACTCCATTGCCGAGTACAACAAGCCCGAAGTACAAGGGAACGAACATGCAGGTTATGCTGAGACAAGTCAATATGCAAGTAAACTAAGCCCTGTCTGGAATCGTTGGTCCAGGAGTGTGATACCGAGCTGTTGGCAGAATCGGTGTGTTATAGATGTCTTTATGGGAGTGTTCGATTCCTCCACCATCGCCGAAAGGGGATGGGTCGGTTAGGGAGATAAAGACATCATTTGTTCTTATAGCTCAATGGTAGAGCAGATGACTGTTAATCATCAGGTCGGTGGTTCAAATCCACCTAAGAACGCATATTTAAAGGTAAAAAGATTGTTATTGGATTAGCTTATTTTTCTTTCCGCGAAGCTGTGAAGTTGTGAAACTTCCAGCTATCTGGTTCATTAGCCAAGTGGTAAGGCAATGGTCTGCAAAACCATGATCGCAGGTTCGATTCCTGCATGGGCCTCATAAAAAATGGGGAGTTGCAATTACTCCCCAAAGATGACAACCATAGGGCTAATATGGTTGTGAAATCAAAATGACAGCGGCTATTCGCAAAGTTGAATCAAAATAGATATGACAGCTATAACTGTCTGAAGGACAACACAGATTGCAACTATATTGTCTCTTCGCTCTTGGCTAAAATGATTCGACTTACCCGTAAGTTTAGTCATATTGCTTGCAAAGGTAAGCATTTTGCTCAAAAAGTTGTCATTTGTAAAGGAAGTATGGGTGAATGAAAGTAACACACTATTAATGTATTGCATAAAGTGGCTAGAGCTTCGGTCCTCCCTGCTTCCTCAACAAATTCTCCTAATAAAGTTGTAAACAATCAACTTAAAGTGTCCGGAAATGGAAGTAGCAACTGATTATTTACATAAAAATAGTAATTATGAAAATTGGAGTAATATTGGCTCGGTTCCAGCCTATACATAATGGACACCTACAGCTGATAAAGAAGGCTTGTGACGAGAATGAGCAAGTTTTAGTTATTATTGGCTCAATAGACAAACTCTCAAAACGGAATCCGATACCTTGGACTATCCGAAAACAACTTGTTGAAAAGGCGATTAAAGACCATTCTCTTCACGAAAAAACGAAGATTGTTGAGCTTGCTGACCTTTCTGATGAGTCAGATAATAGCCATGACTGGGGTTTTTACCTATACTCATTTATTGTCAGCAAAATCAACCAATCAGATTTCACCATCTATTATTCTGATGGATTTGAAACCATCACATCTTGGTTCCCAGGATTTCTTTTAAGGAATAACGTGTCTCTATCTTTACTTGCCAGAAACACTTGTGAAGATGGTGTGTCAGCAACTATGGTGCGTGATATGATACTTGCTGATAACCTTCCAGAAAAGGACGTTGTTCCACAGTGCGTGTATGATATGCGCCAGACGATTAAGGCATTTCTAAATGTGTTTAAGTAAAAATATAAATATGGAGATAGTAAGAAACGAGCAAGAAATTTGGGATTTGCTCAACCAATGTGCTGATGCCGAAGAAACTGGAAGTTCAAAATATCCAGGAATGAGTTATGAACAAGGAATAAAAGCTGCTATTGAATGGATTATTGGAGACATTAACAACCACCCAATTAACGAATAGTTGAATTGTTATTAAAAATAAGATATTATGGATAAACTTTATATTGAATTAAAAGGAACTGTTATTGCCCTATGTATATGGGCAATAGCTTGTACACTTACAGAATTTGTTAGTTGGCTTGGTCTTCCTAATTACTGCATAGCCTTAACATTTATATTTTCGTTCATAACATCACAAATAGTGTTTTTCCGCAAATATTATTAATAGAAATAAAAAATAATTATGAAAAAGTATATTGGAACAAGACAGCTTGAAGCCGAACCTATGACATTGGGTGGCTTCGTTCAAAAAACAGGTAGAAACCCCTATGGTAAGGACATTGAGAACCATGAAGAAACAGAGCAAGGTTATTATGTTAAATGTGAAGATGGTTACGAAAGTTGGTTGCCTGCCGAACCGTTTGAGAAATATTACAAGTGTACAGATACCTTTCTTGACCGTTTGCACATTGAGATGAAAGACTTGTATGATAAGTTGGATAAACTTGTTGCTTTCATTGATTCTGGAAAGATGGATGAAGTGGTAACAGACAACTACCAAAAATTCTTGTTACGCTTACAGCAAATAGTGATGGGTAATTACGTGAAAACACTTGAATGTCGTATTGGATGTCTTGACGGTGCTCCTAATGCTCCGTTTAATCGGATGTCTTTCGGAGTTGCAATTGAAGCGTTGAAATTTGGTCTTGCTATTCGTAGAAAAGGTTGGAATGGAAAGGGATTGTGGGTTATCAAGCAAGTCCCGGCGCATATTGAAAGCAATATTGTTCCGAAGATGCAGTCACTTCCTCAATCGGCAAAAGACCTTATTCTAAAAGGTAAGGGTTTTATTGATTATACGAGCCAGTGCCTTATTTACAACGAGAATACCGGACATGCAGATTCATGGGTTCCGTCTATCAGTGACGTGTTTGCAGAAGACTGGGAGATTGTTCAATAATGAAGTTTCAATCATATAGAAACAGCAATTTTTATATCAAAAAAGCTCTTTTGTTTGTCTATGATTATAAATTGGATATAAAGACGTTAATTATGATTATATTAAAAACGACAAAAAGTAGCATTGAAATAGTAAAACAAATGGTCAAAGAAATGAACGATTTTGAGTTCAGAGCGTATACACCTGAATGTCATTTCTACTATAATTTATTATGTGATGAGCTATCACAGTTTGTAAATGAACATTTCGTTTGCGATGCAACAGTTCGTCAAGAAGTAATACAATATATCTATGATAATTTAAAGCGTTTATATGTACCTGGAATTGGGCTATTAGCATTTCCTGAGATGGAGTTGTAGTATTTATGTAGTTGTAATTGATGGATATGGATTGATTTATTAAGAAACGTAATTTTAATAATGAATATTTGAAATAGAAAGACATGAACAAAGATGATGATAGGCATTGTAGCAAGTGTGTTTAATATGAGGTATGCCCTAACTATCAGATGTATTGCAAAGCTCTAAAAAGGCGAATAACAGCAAGAAAAACACCTCGTTATTGTAAATATTATAAATCATTTATAAAAATCAACAATGGAAAAGAACAATGATATAAAACAATCTCTTTATGACATACAACCTGGAGATAAGGTGTATTTTAGGAGTAACTATTTCTCCACAATTTATGTTGTGGAGCGAGTAACTCCAACTTTAATTATATGTAATAATATTAAGTTCCGTAAAAATGATGGTAGAAAAACACCTTCTGAAAGATACCACTATTGCTATATTGAAGTGCTTACTCCAGAGTTATTGTATAAACATAGGCAGGAAGTTATGCGAAAACATTTAATACAACAAGTTAAGAACATTCAAATTGATAAATTGACTAACGATCAATTACAGCAAATCGTTCAAATAACTCAAATACCTAACTCTAATGACGATATTTCAGAAACTGAAAAAATGGTGCCGTAAATATGCTAGAGATTTCGCGCAATACATATTCCGAAATTCATAGTCCATATAAAAATCGAGCTGAAAGGAGAGCTATGAATAAAAAGAAATAAAATCCAATAAAGATATAGATTTATTCTCATAATGAATTATCTTTGTATTGTAAACAAGTGAGTCTATCCTACATTTATTAACCTATGGTTGGTATATAGATGAATTGAAATATTGGGATGTGATACTAAAATGATACCAAATGTGTAATTATCTGACTATCAACATCAATTTTACCCCCTGAGGGAGTTGAGTACCCACTCACGAAACAGCTTCGTGCAATAGGTGTTGATGCGGAAGCTGAGAAATATGATCGCTTCCAGATTATAATAGGTAACAATGCTTTTGTTCTGTTTCTCGGTTATGGTCACGTCGCCGTCGTAAAGCAGGCGGGATTTGAAGATGGAGCGCACATTGGCGTCTATTGTCTGAACGAACACTCCGAACAGACGGGCAAGTTCGTGCTTGGTCATCCATACGTTGCCGTTCTCTATCTTTACACTGACGATGGGTTGTTCATCCTTGTTTTCCAAACCGGTGATGGTGATGTATCCTCTATTTTTCATAAGGCGTTGTTTTTTAAATGGTGTGACAATATAATGATTTGTTTATTCATACAGCGTTTTGCGCCGTACCTTTTTGCATATTTTTTAGTTTTCGATCCAGCATATTCATGTCATGGCTCAACTTTCTGTCCACCACACGGGCATAAATCTGTGTGGTCTGAATGTTGGTGTGTCCGAGCATCTTGGATACGCTCTCAATGGGAACGCCTTTGGTAAGGCAGATTTCTGTGGCGAACGAATGCCGGGCGAGATGGTAGGTGATCCGTTTGTTGATTTGGCAAATTGCGGCTATCTCCGCCAAATATTCATTCATCTTCTGGTTACTGATTACCGGAAGCAATCTTCCATCTTTCAACTTGCCCTCGTATTTGGCGAGAATATCCAACGGTATTTGCAGTAGGGGAATGAATGATTCCACGCCGGTTTTACCCCTGTCTTTCATAATCCACTTCTTGCCGTCCACCCCGATCTTTATGTCCTCGCTTGAAAGCGTATAGATGTCACAGTAGGGCAAACCGGTATAACAGCTAAAGATGAAAGCGTCACGCATGTGTTCCAACCGCTTTGATTTGAACTCCTTATAATAGATCGTGTCAATTTCCTCCTGCGTGAGATACCCTCTGTCGGTCTTGTCAAAATTGAACCTGAAATTCCCGAAGGGATCAATGAAGCCCAATCCGCTTTTCTGGGCAAACAACAGTATCGTATGGAAACGTTGTACAAATTTCATGGCGGTATTGTTGCTTACCTCACATTCCTGACGCAAATAAAGGTAGAAGTTCTCGATGTGGGTGACGGTGATTTCCTTCACGGGAATGTCCGACAACTTGTATTCCTTTTGCAAGAACTCTATCATCCGCTGCTTGGTCAGTTCGTAGCGGGAATAGGTCTTTTGCGTGGCAGTCTTGCCGACCTTCTTTGCATACTGTTCATTGTGCTGGGTGAAGTAACTGATGAGTGTTTTCTCCTTTTCCTCCAATCCCAGGAATGCGTTTCTGATTTTTTCCGGCAGTGCGTAACCGTCCACGTTCATCATGCGTGTGTAGTGCATGGTGATGGCCGAACGTATCTCGTCCAGTGTCTTGTTAAGTGAGGATACCCTGAGGTTTTCTTTCTTGTCCGCACTCTGTTTGTTGATGACGGCTCTTCCCGTTTTCGTGTCCCAGTTATCGGGGTGTATATCCAACTTGCTGCTGAATTGCACCTGATCACCGTCCACCGTGATACGTACCATTATTACTACATGACCGTTTTTCTTCGGTTCGTTCTTCTTTAAATAGAAGAGTGTCTTGAATGTCGATTTCAT